ATGAACTACCATATCTCAAAATGTTCGGAAAACGTCAAGACTGGCAGGATACTGGTAACATCGACCAGTTCGGATTCCTGTCCCCCATCGTGCCCGTTCAGAATAACGGAATGCTACGGGAAAACTGGTCCGCTCAGTCTGCACTGGCGCAAGGTCGATTCCAAGAAATACGGCGCTACAACAATTGCTGATATTTGCCTTGCTGTGGTATCGCTGGACCTCAATTCAATCTGGAGACACAACCAGGCTGGTGACCTACCGGGCAAAGGCGAGTATATTTCGCGGGTAGAGCTTGAAAAGATAGTCCAGGCGAATTACGGAAAGCGCGGATTTACGCATACGCACAAGCACAAGCTAGTGCGCAACCATGCAATAATCAAATCGGCAAACGACAATGGATTTGCGGTGAACCTTTCAGCAAACAACCTTACGCATGCGGATGAACTGCACGCATTGCAGATTGGGCCTGTTGTCGTTGTATTGCCGAGTGACGCACCTAAGCGGCTCACAACGCCTAACGGTTTATCAATTATTACTTGTCCAGCAACATACAAGGAAGGATTCAACTGCAAAAAGTGTGGCATATGTGCCCGAATTGATAGGGAATTCATCGTTGGTTTTCCGGCCCATGGGGCCGCAAAACGCAAGGTTGACACTATAGCTAGAGGATAGTCACCAATCGGCCCATACTCAAAAGCCCATCAGACCGTTGGATCTGATGGGCTTTTCCCTTTCCCTCAATCCTCAATGGACGCATAAAGTCAACCAAACTTGAATTGAATATAACTGGTGTTGCGCGTCCAACGTCAAACAATCAGGCATGATGACAGTAAGTTGTCGTTTGGTGAACGACAACCGACTGCAGTTGTGTCAAAAGTCAAGGCGGTATGCTATGTCGAAATCGTGGGAACGCTCTAGAATGCCCCAGGAACGGTCTTGAGGTGCGAACCATGTCAACGGAGCGGACTGGTGCGCGAAATCGATTCTAGAGCCCATTGCGCGCGATTGCGCCCCATTGTTACACAATGGGGGAGGCGAAACTTGCGTGCGTGCGTGCGTGCGTGCGTGCGTGCGTGCGTGCGTGCGTGCGTGCGTGCGTGCGTGTGCTCATGTGATCCTGGGCGGCGCACACATTGCCCACCACACACGGCCCCCACTTGCGCCGGCGACCGGACCCCTCTGCTCGATGTCCCGTTGCCCATATCCCGCACGCTCACCGTTCCTCCGCCGGTTTCCATGGACGGTTTCCCTGGGCGTTTCTCGCCACGATTTCACCCCTGTTTTTCGAGGGAATTTTGACCCGTAAAAAGAGGGTCAATTTTGAGGGCCGAAATCAGGTCAAAAAATGACCGCAGTTTAGGTGCCCACCCCCCCTCCCCCCGGGGGATGTGAGCTAGGCATGGTGCCCACCCCCACCCCCGGTTTAGGGGTGACCGGGGGTGGCCAAAATTTTCTGGCCAGCAAAAAAACCAAAATTGCCAAAACCACCAGCCTGACTCATTCTTAGACACTATTTCACAAAATGTTTTTCTAAATTTGTCATTTTTCAGATCACGCGAAAGTACAGTGAACTGCTGTACTTAAGCGTGATTTCTCGGGGAGGGTCAAAAACACCCTCGTAAAAAGTCGGAAAAAAGCGAGAAATCGGCAAAACATTTTATGAAATAGTGTCTAGAAGCCGGACAGATTGAGACTTTTGGCATTTGCCCACCTCGCGCTGTCCAATGAAGTCTGGCCAGAAGTGACCATGGTGGGCCCCCAGAAGAGCCCAATACCAAAGGGTCCGCAGTGCGGTTTTTTATGGGCGATGTGTGTAATTCCCTTTATTTTCTTAAGAAAAGATCAAAAATATAGTACAGCAAACCACTGTACTATACTGTAGAACACCCTCTCCACACCACCAGCAGCATCGAAACGAGCAACTTTACACATTTGTCTGAAAAAACCACCCTTAAACCCTTATAACCACAACCACTTCCAGTGGGCCCACCATGGTCGTTTCTGTCCAGACTCGTCTGGACAGCAAGTTAAACAACCTTTCCTAATGGCCTCTCTCTACCCGTGCCCCCCTGGGCATCCACGCCAACCGCCCTAGAATCCCCCACAATCGTCCGCGTCATCATTCCGCTCTGGTATCCCGCCCCACCCCACGGAACGCCCCACAACCCACCCCTTGTGCGTGGGATGGGCATTTGGGTCACCCATCCCCCGAACACCCTTTAATTGTCCGGGGGCGTTCCCTCCCTGGGCAATTTCCCATAGTCCACCATACATGGTGCCCTGCTACGGGGGGTGATGTGGGCAATTCTCCCCCTCCAATCACGCCCCATAAATCCCGCCGCAAATCCTCCCTCATTTTCCCCCTCAAAAACCCCCTCTAAATTGCCCCTATTTCCGCCCCTATTTCCTCCCCCCTTTTCCGGTGGGCCACTCCTCCCCTCATTCCCACCCCCCAAAGCCCCCCGTGTCCCATGTCGAGGTGGGCAACGTCCATAAGCCACATGTCGAGGCGGGCAACCGTCCATCACCCCTCGAAATCCGGCACCCCACTCCCCTTACATATAGCATCACCCATCCATTCACCATCGTTTCGTCATATAACCAAGGCCCCTATTGTCAAACAACCTTTCACCATTCCCACCCAACTAAATCAGCCTTTTCTGCACAAAATCACCATTTTTATCAAAAACTGCAAAACTTTTTGTTGCAGGAAGAGACACTGTGGGCTAATCTTATTTCGTTGGCAGAGAAGACCAACGGGAAACGGAAAAACAAAATATATGAGAAAAATAAACGTGGAATTACCGGCACATGTGCGAGGCGCTCTGAAATACGGCGCGAACTGCTACGGCGAAATCAAGGTGAAGATCCGCGAGGAAGGGACGGATTACGCTTATGGCTACGCCCAATGCGGAGCGGAATGGTTCGTTGGTCAGAATGGGGGGCGGTCGGTCTCGGGCAAAGCGTGCGAAATCTTGGGTGGGTCGGCGTTGTGCTATCTGGAAATCCCCGCGGATTCCATCGTCGTGCTATCGGAGGCCCAATAAATGTCCTCCCTGCGGTATGTGCCTGTTTCGGGGTGCATCCCAATCAGGTGGTGATGGGCTAAATCAACCCTCAACTTAATCAATATATGTCAACAAAATTCAAAATCACAGGCGGTAAAAAAGGTTTCATCCGTGCAATTGAGGCGGCATTCGCCTCCAAGGTTAGCGACCCCACGGTGCGCTATAGCCACGCAAGGGGGTTCCACGTTGAGCCACAAACGACCCCTGCGGACGGTGACATGCTGTGGCAAGGGTGGGCATATTACCGTCCGGGCGTGTTGAGGAATGTCCGTTCCCTGCGCCCATGTCATTGGGCGGATGTCCGGCAGTCCATCCGGTGGGCCCATGAGAACAATGTGGTAGGCTAGTTCAACAATTCAACATTCAATATATATATATGACAAACAAATACAAAGCCCATTGTGCCGACTGCGGCAAGGAAGTCCCGGCGCGCATGGGCACGCTAAGCAAAGAAGGCCGGCGGTGGGCTGTGCGGTGCACGGATTGCAGCACGGTGAGCATGCGGAGGGATCGGTTTGACACGGAGTTGGAAGACCGCATGGCGGAAGCGTGCGGGTTGGGCATGGGCAATGAGAGGTGGTAGGCTAAAGTCCCCTGCCCCCCTGGTCCCGGTCCACTTGACCGGAGCCAGTAGGCAGTGAACAAGTAACCAAAATATGAAAACACAAGAGACGACATCGGGGCAGATAATCATTGAGCAGTTGGGCGGGAACAGGTTTCGCGCCATGACGGGGGCAAGGCACTTTGTTTTTGATGACGTGGGGCAATCCCTGACGTTCCGGTTGCCCTGGCCGGGCATCAATTTTGTCCGGGTGACCCTGACCCCGGCGGACCTTTACGACATGGAATTTTTCAAGGTTCGGGGTTTATCCCTGACTTTGAAAGCACGGGAGGTGGGCATTTACTGGGATCGGCTGCAGGCGGTCTTTACGGCGAACACCGGGCTTGATACGCACCTTTAATTTGGTTAACGAATAAAAATATTATGATGACACCGGAAGCGAAGAACATTGCGCGGGAAACCCGGGCGGAGAGGATACTGGAGGGGGAACATGTTGCGGGTGTGCCCTTGCAGGCGTGGCATGTGGGCGAAACACCGTGTGCATGGGTGACGGGGGAGACCCCGGACGTGGATATTTTGACGGTGGGGGGGGTGCCCCGCCTTGCCATTCGCCGGGTGGCGGACGGGTGGGCGGTGAACACGGCAGGGCGGGCAACGGTGCGTTGGGACGGCGGGCGGGGCGCAATGGTGCTACATGCCGGGGAGAGTATCCTGGCGGGCGTGTTTGAAACTTATTTCAGGGCGAAAGTCCAGGCCGAGAAAATGACGGTATGCCGGTAAAGCAGTCCCCCGGGGGGGGCGGCAGCGGATTGCTGCACGAATCAACGAATCAACAAATATGAAATCGAAATACAAAATCGGTTGGATTGGCATCAGGGTGGGCAAGTTGCTTGAGGGTTACGGTTGGATGCGGTTGGATCCTGCGTCCCCGAACAACCGGGATGGGTTTGACTGGGCCATGCCCAGCCAGACGCGCAATGGGTTCCTTGAGACTGATTGGCGCAAGCTGGCGCGGCAGGTTACGGGCACCCTCGAGCGGTTGGCGGAGTTGCGGAAGCTACGTCCCGCCCCCACCCCCCGGGAGGTGATGGGCAACGTGGAACGGGCGCGGTTGGGGGGGGTGTCCAAGTCCCCGGCCAAAGGGGCAGCGAGCAGGAAGAATGGGTTGAAGGGTGGGAGGAACCAAATATGAACCTTTGCAACCATGCCTGGACCGTGGACCGGACCACGCCCGGGGGAGAGTTGGAGTTGGAAGGATTCAGGCGGAAGGACACGGCGATGCAGTATGCCCTCGAGCGCGGGGGCGCGGTGCGAAAGTCAACGGTGTATGATATCGGGCACTATCGTTGCGAGGAACTGGCGAGGAAGGTCGCCAGTCTGATTGCGGAAGACCTGGACAGGCGAGGCTGTGCGATAGGGGCGTTGCAGATGGGCGTGGTGGTTACCATGCTAAAGGATGCGGTGGAGGAAGCGACATGCCATTTCTGGGATGGCTTTGATACCCCCCGGGAGATGGGATGGGTGGGAGATGATGGTAACCCTTGACACCCTACCCCGGTGGGCCACCCCCCCCGGGGCAGCAGTCAGTGGTTAAATCAACAGCAATAAAATTATGATTACAATAGATCAACAGAACAAGGCACTGGTGGAATTCATCGTCAAGCAGGCGGACAGGCGGAACCCGCTTGTGGAAGTCTGGCAGAGCGAGGAGTCCATCACCATCAATGCTGGACTGGCGCGGGTTACCTTCCTGGCCCCCTGGTTGGAGAACGGTGAGAACTTCGAGAGGGTCACCATCCCCGCGAGGGTTCTTAAGGGGTTGCCTGTCTCCCTGGTGGACTTTGGGGACGGCGAAACCCGGGTGACCTACCCGGAGGGGTTGGTTATGCACCAATACAGCGCACACCTCGAGATGCCCCCCGGGGCGAATAGGGAGGGTGGGCTACTGGGTAGCCTGACCATGCCACCATCGTTCCTGGAAGCACTGGGCAACGTGGCGCCTGCGGCGAGCAAGGCGGACACGCGATACATTTTGCAGGGGGTCAATGTCCAGGCAACCTTTGACGGGCTAAAGCTGGCGGCTTGTGATGGGCGTATGCTGCGGGTCGTGCACATCCCGACACGGGCGGAGGGTCCAAAGCCCAACCTAACCATCCCATCCCCGCTTGTGGCCCAGCTGCTGAAGCTTCCTGCGAGCATCAAGAAAGATTGCGTCATCCAGATGGGTTGGGGCGAAAAGTTCGTGACCTTCGAGGTGCATGCGCGGGTGGGCGCAGTCCAGCTCGAGGCGGGCATACTTGAGTGGCCCGGCGACACGGCAACTAGGCAGAGTTATCCTGATTACGGCGTAGTCACCCCCGCCCCCGGGGACATGCCGATTACCGTGACGGTGGATGCCAAGTCCCTGAGCAACGCACTGGAGGCGATCAAGCCTGCTTGGTGCGAGACAACCACCGCCACCCGCGGCATCATGCTGCGCCTTGATGCGGCAGGGGATTCCGGTGCCCTGCACGTTGAGGGTGTGGGCAATTCCACGATCCTTGTGCCTACGATCAAGGAGCCGTCCGCCGCCCTGAGCGTCGCATTTGATCCCCAGTGGCTCCTGACCCTGCTGGGCACCTACCGTGGGGCGGTGACGCTCCGGTTCAAGGACGAACTGACTCCGTGCCTGATGGGCCGGGAGGAAATGACAGATTATGCGGTTTTGATGCCTTGCAGGTTGGCTTGACACCCACCCCCGGTCATGGCAGGTTGACCCTGCGCTGAACACGCAATGAAAGAGACAATCAAAATTTACAGCCGTCTGACCGCATTGGGGCGATGTCTCTTGCCCTGTTCACCTTGCGCCGGACGGTTGTTTTGTTTTGTGAACGAATGAAAACCAGTGGAATTATCATGGGCGTTGGAGCACCCAACCTGTGCCGGGATGGGCGGAAGACAATGTGCGCAATCATCCTGTCTGAACAAATGGGACTGATTCGAGTGTATCCGATTGACGGTGCGGCATACTTTCCGTTGTGGGCCAATGTGGATCTGGAGATAGAGACATCCCCCGGGGATGCACGCCGGGAAAGTTACAGGCTGATTTCATTTGCTGTCGGGAATCGGATGGAGGACGCCGCCATGAAGAGGGACTTGCTCGAGGCGTGCGTGCTCAAGAGTGGCAACCAAGATCCCATAGCCTACCAGAACAGCCGGCGGAAGAGCATCGCGCTGGTGCGTATGGCGTGGGGTGATCTGGAGGCAACGCTATCCCAGCGAGTGCCGGAGGTGCCCGGGGACGATGAGGAATGCGGTTGGGTTACCACCCAGGGGATGCACTGGAACAAGCCGTATTTGTCGTGGACAAGCTTACAAGGCGGCACTCACAAGACCCATTTGGTTGGCAGGGAGATTTACGAGGGCTTGCGGCATAACCCGCAGACGGCATGGCGCATATTCGAGAACATCCGGGTGAGTGACCCGGAGTGGGATGTGTGGTTGTTGCTGGGCAACATGAAGACCCGGCCCAATGTCTGGGTGTGCCCACATGTGCATAGATTGAAGCGTAAGGCAGCGGGGTATACCCCCGGGATATTTCCTTCCCGCGACGATGCGTGGCCGTATCAGGAACAGGAAGGCGTGAACACGGTTAAACCGGAAAATCAGTATTCGTTGGCATTACTATGAACAAGCATAAATTCAACATATTCCCAGAGGCAAAAGCGGAGGACTACAACAGGCTTCGTGACGACATTCTGGAGAACGGTTACGACAAGAAGCGTCCGGTGACCCTCTACCAGGGGGACGTTCTGGACGGGTGGAACAGGCAGCGTGCGTGTGATGAGATTGGCATCTGCCCAAGCTACGAGCAGTTTGTGGGGGACGATTCTGCGGCGGTTGCGTTTGTGATGCGGACAAACAAGCGGCGCAACCTGAACAGTGGGCAGTGGGCTACTGTGGCCGTGGAGGCAGAGGCCGTGATGGAGGCAATCAAGGCGATGGTGGAGAAGGAAGCCTCTGCCAAACGGTCTGCGGCAACCACGGCACAGAATCTCGGTGGTGGACAAAATTGTCCACCACCGAAACAGGACACACCAAACCACACTGCCCCCAAACTGGCATCTGCATTCAATACCAGCGCGACATACGTCAAGCAGGCGACCAAGATCAAGGCTGCTGCCCCGGAGATGTTTGAGAAGGTGAAGTCTGGGCACATGACCATGCAGGACGCCGCAAAGGCCGTCAGGGCCATTCCGACCAACCCGTGGCTACCAGATGAGGAGGAGCGGAAGGCGCAGGTGCTGGCGGGGCGCACAGTGGTTGCAAATGCGGAACGGTGCAAGAACCTAATCCAGTGGGCAGAGTCCAAGGGATTGGCCGTCCGGGTGGACCGTGGGACCGACTTTGGCAACCCGTTCATCCTTGGCCCGGACGGCACACGGGACGAGGTTTGCGACAAGTATCGCGATCACTACCTGCCATTCAAGCCGTCCATCCAGAAGCAGAGGCTGGCACTGGTGGGCAAGGTGCTTATTTGCCACTGCTACCCAGAACGATGTCACGGGATGGATCTCGAAAAATAAATCTTCACCACCTACAAAACCTCGACAACCCCCCCGTAAAACATTTGACAGTCCCCGCAAAACATTATATGCTTCCTACATATGTCAGTCATAAACACATCTGCAATGACCTGGAACGACACGGCGCGGGCGTTCGGTGTTCGGGCGTCGAAGATCCCCCGGTGGCCGGACCCGCCCCCGGAGTTGCTGATGGTCATCAGCGAGCGGACAGGCAACGTGGTCCAATACAAGCTGGACTGTGCCACCGTGGGTGGCATGGACATTGTGCTGGGCTGGACGTATCGGCCCGGGGCGGATGCCCCTGGGTCAATTGCGGATACCAGAGTGCTGGTGGACAATAGTTAACAACCCATTTTCCCCGGGCGGCGGCCAAAGCGGATCCCTAGCCGCGCATCAATTCAGAATACCCAAACAAGTTGCTGGCTTCCATACCCCGCCCGGGGGACAATTTCAACAAATCACAAAGGAGTAATTTATGCACATACAACCATCGGACATTAACATAGCCTGGATGGGAGTGGGCATCGCCATCGGCGGCATCATTTCCATCATCGTTTTAGCATTTAACAAATGGGCGCACGCCCGAATCGAAAAGGACAATAACAATGACGACAGCAACTAAAACACCCCCCATCAACGACATCATCCCCAAGAACTACATTGACGCCTACGTCACCGGTTCGCGGGAGGTTCAGGTGGAAGCCTGCGGGGAGACCCTGCACGTTAACATTGAGACGGGCGTTCCTGTGACGCCCAAGGGTGCCTGGGGGCGCGGCGCGGTCATCAGGCAGATGAAGGTGGGCGAATCCATCGTGGTGCCATTGAACGAACGGACGGGGTTCACGGCGCATGGCAAGAGCCAGGGGATCACGCTCATCTCCCGGCGGGTCGAGAAGACTGACACGGTCAGGATCTGGAGGACCGCATGAGCATGAAAGTGACTGAGTGGGTTATGTATGGTCCCGTGGAGGTTCAGGTCACGGCGGAGGCGGATCCGCACACGAACGAGATCGTGGACGGCCCTTACTGCGCTTTGACGGGCGACCTGTTGTGCAGGGACGTGGCAAACGACCTTTTTAAGAAGCCGTTTCTGGCCCTCGACACGGAGGCCACAAAACGGGTCAACAACATCGTGCTGGGCATCGAGGAACTGAGCCAATTCCACAGGTTCAGCGGTGCGGCACTGGATCAGGCACGGGATACGTGGGAAGAGCGAGGTGGGCAATGAAGTCCCCCAGGCTCAAGTGGGAAGACTGCACCCTCCGGCTGGACGGGAAACTGTTCGGGCATATCTGCGATAAGGATGACGGGGATAGCTGGTTAGGTTTTCGCAGGCAGGAAAACTCGGACAACCTTGTGGGCTGGCGCAGCACAGAGGCAGAGGCGCGGCAGCTTCTGGAGTCCGTTGCCTACAACGAAATATCAGAGCAACGACAGGGTGCACCCCTCCCCCCGGGAGTGATCATCACGGGCCAGTCCATCACCCTTGAGCAGGCGGATGCCCCCGGGCACTTGGTGATCACAATAATTGACGAGGGCACGGGCCCATGCGCAAGGCTTGAGGCGGAGCAATGGACGCTGAACCCTGGTGAGATTGAAATGGTGTCGGCGTTGGTGAATGAAATGTTGGCTAAACAAGAGAAAGTATAAATATGGAAACTAAATATAGATTGTTGGAACAGCTCGAAGAGTGTTTGGATGGCGACGAGGTGCTTACGGTTGGCATGGTCTGGCAACGTGTCTGTGAATGCGTAGCTGGTCAGGACCTTACGCGTCCCATGCGCCGACCCGACGATGGGAAGGGGAAATATATCATCTGCGGCGACCCGGAGGGTGAGGAGTTTTGGAAATGGGGCGTGGGGTGGGTCACGTGGACGCCTGAAACCAGAGACTGGAACCATGAAAACATCTGGCGCAAGGCGCGGGAGGTGGAGAATCCCACCCCCGCACTCTGGGTGGTGGTTCACACTGCCGGTAGTTGCAATGACTACACGTCAGTGGAAGACCAAACCTTCTCATCCTGGCAGGAAGCCTGCGAAGCCGCGAAGCAGCAGGCGAGGATCAATGGGGCTGGCGCGGAGTTCGCCGTGGCCCACATTTACCTCACGTTCAGGTGCTCTGTTGAAGTCGTGGAAAAGGAGGTGGGGAAGTGAGCAAATACAGACTACTCGATGCAGAAGAACAAATACAAATCGCCGATGAGGTGAGGGACAGCGGCGTCTGGGAGACCGTGCCCATTGCGTGGGTGGGCCTGCGCAGCGAAGACGCCTCTCCCCGCCCATTCCGCCGACTAGATGACGGGAAGGGTGCGTTCATCCAACTCGGCCCAGAAGACAAGGCGGAGCCTGGGGACCAGATGCGGATGGACGGGACATGGCGGACGATCTACCCGGGGGGGGAGTGCATGGTGGGCGAGCAGACGTTCCGCAGGAAAAGGAAGTCCGTCACGTATCGCCTGATCGAGTTTGGGGAGCGGTTGCAGCCGGGGGACCAACGACTTGGGCCTCGGAGGGAATGGTGTGACGTTGTGAACAACATTGCGGAGGAATGCGTTACCGCCCTCCCCTTTCGCCGCCCAGACGATGGGAAGGGTAAGTGGGTGCTGCTTGACCTGTGGACCGAGTTCCAAAGCGACGATGAGATATGGTTCAATGACACATGGACATCGCATTCCATGACAGGGTGGGTTGGCGGCGAGGTCATGCGCCGACGGCGTTTGGTGCAGATGTTTGCCCTGATCGAAGCAGACAACGTCCTATGCACCGGATCGGAAGCCAACTGCCGCAGTGAAGCTGCAAAGTGCGTTGCGGCGTTCCCGGAGAAGATGTATCGCGTCTGCAAGATGGTTGATGTCGCGATATACCGCACGCAGGTTGTGACTGAAAACAAGGTCGTGATTGAGGTGGTGGGGAAGTGAAAACCAAACGCACAATGACAGCGTGGATCGTGTTTGAGCAGGTAACACGTGAGGCCTGCATTATTCGCGGGACGTGCCTATCCAGAAGGGCCGCGGTGGAAAAAGCAAAAACCTTAGCGCGGAGGGACGGTCCACATTGTGAATTCTGGGTTTGCGAACAAACGAACATCATCACGAAGGAGGTGGGGAAGTGAACTCACACACATGGCAGACAACGGACAACCGCCAGACATGGTGGCTGAGTGTGACAGGTAAAGAGAAAGGCGTTGTGTTTATGATCCCGGGCCAATCCTGGTGGACATTCTACACGGACGCCGATCCAGACAAGCCGTTGCCCCACTTTTGCAGCCTCCAGGAGGCGAAGATGGCTCTTGCGAGGGAGGTGAGCCAACCAAAACGCGACTGGAAGGATTGGGAGACTTATTCAGAATTATTTCTAGACGGTGTTCTCGTAGCCGAAATATTTGAGGGCCTACGCGGAACCTACTGGTGCTGGCAGTTTTGCGACGCATCCAAGCAGGGACATTCTTGTAACCGCGCCGAGGCGAAGGCTGCGCTGATGAAGGAGGTGGGGAAGTGAGCAAGACCAAGCTGACGTGGGAGAATTACAAAGGCGCGTGGTATCTGAACCACCCGGATTGTTGCGTTGGTTCAATCGACAGGGTTCGGGACAAGGGATGGATATTCCTCAACTATTGCACGCCAGAACCAACGTGGTCCAAGACCTTCAAAACCCTTGCTGCCGCGAAGGCTGCGCTGATGAAGGAGGTCTCCAAGTGAAACGCAAGGATAGTCCCCGGGGCATCTGGTGGGAGCAATTTAAAGGCTGCTGGTATCTGGTATCCCACGACGTGTGCTGGGGCGTGGTGTACCGAGCATACAAGGGGCAAGAAGTGTGGGGATATGTGAACCACACGCTGTGCGGTCCTGTCGAAACGTCGGGCACATTCACAATCAGAACCGAGGCGATGGCTGCACTTAGAAGGGAGGTGGGGAAGTGAAAAAACAATGGCACAAAGACCCAGTCATGGGGCACATCCACCGGCTGACCCGGGGGGATGAGCAGGTGGGTGCGGTGGTCAAGGCCCAGCAGGGGTGGGCAATATACAAGAATCATGCGGGAAAACTGGAACTGTTCGCATCGGCGGACACGTTGGAGGAAGCAAAGGAAACATTGAAAAAGGAGGTTGGATTATGAGTAAATATAGACTGTTGGATGCGAACGAAATGGCTCGCGGGGGCGATGACGCACTGAAGATCGGTGGCTTCGGGTGGGAGCCTGTTACAGCAGGGGATCTTTACGAGGGACGGTTACCTGGGTGGGTACCTGTTCGGCGGCAGGATGACGGCAACGGGCAATGGTATCTGTTGGAGGAGGGTTGCACCACAGAGCAGGGAGATCATGTGTGGGTGAATGCCCACGGGTGGAAGTCTGTGATTGCAGGGCAGGAGATCCATGCTGTGGCCGCACGCAGGAGGCGTGTGAAAGAACCCACGCTCTGGGTTGTGGTTGCAGATGGGCGCATTTCAACCAATCACTGGGAGGAATCCGCTGCCGTCAATGAGGCTAGGTGCATCAAACAGAATGCGCCGTGTCAAGTGGTGGTCGTCGCCCACATCACGCATGAGTTATCCATCGAGACAATCCAGACCGGGGTTGTGAAGGAGGTGGGCCATTGAAACACCGCAAATACTATCTCTACATGCGGACCACAGGCATCTGCATCGCGGCATCCTGCGATTTTAACAGCCTGCGGACGTCCGACATGGATCACTGCGACTGGGCTGTGATCTGCAAGCACCCTGGGAAAGGGCGGTTTGAGGCGCGGGACATCAGCACCGGCGAGTTCCTGCCGCCAGCCAGATGCCGCAAGCTGGTGGAATCGTTGCGAAAAGCCCGGGCACGGAATGGGTTTGAAGGGGAATTGTGTGTTGTATGCAACTAATCCAGCCACTGCTATGAACCTTAAAACCACCCCATTCACCCACCAGCGGGAGCTATACGAACGCACGCGGGAACTCAATAGATACGCACTATTCTGGGAGCAGGGCACGGGGAAGACTAAGCCCACCATCGACACGGCAGCGTGGCTGCACATGCAGGGGAAGGTGGATGGGCTTCTGGTGCTGGCTCCAAACGGGGTCCACCGGAACTGGGTCAGTGACGAGATCCCAGCACACATGCCCGATTGCGTGAGCTACAGTGCCCACACCTACCATTCCAGCAATGCGGGGAACAAGGCGCACAAGGACGCCTGCGAGCGGCTCCTTGAGGCACCAGGGCTTGCTGTGCTAGCCATGAGTTACGATGCCGCAGTCACGAAGGATGGCAGCAAACTGCTGGAATCGTTTCTGACAAAGCGAAAGTGTCTTTACGTTCTGGACGAGGCCACAAGGATCAAGAATCCATCGGCCAAACGGACCAAGGCGGTCCTGCTCACTGCACGGTTGGCGGCATACAGGCGCATCCTTACGGGCACCCCCATCGCCAACGGACCCTTCGATTGCTTTGCCATGATGAAGTTTCTCAAGCTGGACTTCTGGAAGGACTACTGCATGGAATCCTTCTTCGTGTTCAAACACCATTTTGGCATTTGGAAACAGGGCATGGCAGCAGGACGGCAGTTCAGTTATGTGGTGGGCTACAGGAACCTTGAACAGTTGCACGCCATCCTGAAGGACCACTCCTCCAGGGTGACCAAGGACCAGGTGCTGGACCTGCCTCCCAAGCTCTACTCAAAGCGGTATTTTCAGATGAACAAGGAACAGGTCCGGGTTTATAACGATCTGAAGAACGAGTTCATGACCTTCCTTGACGGTCAACTTGTCACCGCCCCGCTCGTCATCACCCGGATGATGCGCCTGCAACAGGTCACCAGTGGTTACGTTCCGTTTGACGGGGCAACAACCGTGCAGCAACTGGGCGAGGACAACCCACGCATGAAACTGCTGGAGGAGATCCTCGAGGACATGCCGCACAAGGCAATCATCTGGGCCAAGTTCACCAAGGACATTGACATGATCATGTCCCTGGTGGGCAAGGAAGGCGTGCGCTATGACGGGTCAACATCCCCGGATGATCGGGCCAAAGCCATTGAGGCATTCCAACGGGGACCGGCGAAATACTTCGTGGCCAACCCTGCGGCGGCGGGAGAGGGACTGACCCTGCACGCGGCACGAACTGTGGTATATTACAACAACAGCTTCAAGCTTACTGATAGACTACAGAGCGAGGATCGGGCGCATCGAATAGGGCAGGCCCGCCCCGTCTCTTATATTGATCTTGTGGCGGAGGATACGATTGACGAGCATGTGGTTAAGTCGCTGGTGAAAAAGAGCGACATAGCCCGGACAATCCTGGGCGATGATATTAAAAACTGGATATGACTAAAAATAGCAGAGTATATGTTGTGCAGGATCAGAAGATGATCTCGCCCAAGGGTGTGCTGGTGAACAAGTTTGACCTGCGACCCGCAGAACCGTTCGGGGAATTGATCACACTGCTGCCGCCACCCGCCGGGGCGTTTGACGTGGAGGGCGTGATGGCTGACCTGTGGAGCGGCCTGCGCGACTACAGGGACGGTGACCACCTGCTCCTGGTGGGCAATCCATGCCTGATCGGCTGGGCTGTAGCCATCGCTGCCAAAATCAATGATGGCAGAGTGTCCGTGCTCCAGTGGCAGGCGCGGGAGCGGCGATACTTTTCGGTGAGTTGCAGAATTTGACCACGCCAAACCGCAACAATTATCAAAGTCAAACTAAGACACAAAACAACGATTCACCTGTGGACAGTTCGCAGCCACCGGTGTAAAACATAAGCAGGTAAGAGACAGCGAAACGAAACACGAGATTATAAAGATTATGTCAGCAGACTATACGCAATATCAGGAACCCACAAGCAGCGATGCCCTTGCCCAGTTGGGCAATCTCGCACAGGAGATGACCACCATGGAAACCAGGGTGGTTGAGGCCGAAAAGGCTTTGAAGAATGCGCAGGAAGATCTTCGCATCATCAGTGAGAAAACCATCCCGGAAGCCATGGATGCACTGGGCATTGAAGATTTCACGGCGCGGGGTGGCCTGAAGATCAAAATCGGCGAGTCCATCCGGGCTTCGATCCCCAAACAGCGGCAGGAGGAGGCGGTCATCTGGCTTGACTCACACGGCTACGCTTCGCTGGTGAAGCGCAAGTTCACCATCCAATTTGGCAAGGATGAGGAAGAGTGGGCAAACAGGTTCGCGGCGGATCTCGCCAAACGCAAGCGGCAACTCGCCGTTGCCCAGGACAAAGCGGTTCACCCGTCCACCCTTTCCGCTTTCGTCCGCGAGCAGTTGGAGGCCGGTGCCGATCTGCCTCTGGACCTGTTCGGGGTGTACCGCCAACGGTTCGCAAAGTTGGAAGTGAGGAAGTAACATGACACTCAAAGATGCCATCATTCAAGCCCTCGTTGAAGTGGGCCACACCGAAGAGGAAGCCACACGCAAGGTGATCATCGTGGGCAGTTGCCACGGTGGCATGGCCCAGTTGAATGAGGATTGCATCCCTGATGACGAGGTCCGGGAAGCTGTAGACACGATGAAGGAACGGTTCGGCTACTTTCAGGCGAACCGTGATGAGGCAAATGAAGTCCGAATCGCGGCGGATAAGGCGAATAGCAACAATTAGCATCAACGCACAATTAGCGGCACCTGCTTAGTGGTGCGTAGGATGCGTGCAACGCAATCGTCTTAAGTGCCCGGGGACGTTAAAATCCGGCCACAAACCAAAAGAAAGCAGAACAGTTATGGCAGTAAAAAATACGGAAACCGCAGTGCAGAAAACCAGCCCCCTCCCCCCGCCAGCAATGGTCATTGACTACGGGGGTGATGTGGGCGCGGGCTTCGAGAACCAGAGCCAGTCCGACATGCTCATCCCCCGGTTGGTTGTGCTCCAGGCACTCAGCCCGCAGTGCAGTGATCGCGAGGACTGCCGCCCGGGCATGTTGTGGAACACGGTCACGGAGACCCCTGTCAGTGGCACCAAGGGTGTGGTGTTCGTGCCCGCCACAACCAAGCACCTCTGGAACGAGTGGGTGCCCCGCGAGAAGGGTGGCGGCATGGCAGGACAACACGCCCCGGAATCCACCGTGGTCCGGCAGGCAATCGCCCAGTCCCGCGAGTTCGGCAAGTATAACACGCCCCACGGCAATCAGCTTGTCGAGACGTTCGACATTTATGCGGTCCTGCTTGACGAAAGCAACCAGCCGGAGTCCATGGCGGTGATCTCGTTCACGTCCGCCAAGATCAAGGTCTACAAGCAGTTTAATACCAAACTGAATATGTTCACTGTCAAGGCACCGGATGGGCGCAAGGTCCGCCCCCCGTTGTTCGCCCACAAGGTTCGCCTTGTGACGGTCAAGGAGAAGAACAACAAGGGCGAGTTCTACGTGTTCGATCTCCAGCCGGCGGACGGGTCAGTTGCCGAAAGCCTGCTCCCCCCTGGACACGCGGCCCTCGAGGCGGCAAAGGAGTTGCGGTCTGTTGTGGACCGTGGCGAAGTGAAGGTGGCTGATGAGAACGCTTCCTCCCACCGGGAAGCACCAATTGATGCGGACGTTGTGTCCGACACAAACAGCACCGGCTGGAATGCCTGATTAACCAAGTCCCCCCGGAGGAGGTCCGATCCCTCACCCGGGTGGGCAATAACCAAGAAAGAGAATTGAACATGACGGAAAAAATGAAAGCGTTGGTGACAAAGCACACGGGGAACAGCAGGCTGCATGTGTCCTATGGCGTGTCCTCCAACTATGACACAGGCCTGACTGCTGGGTTCACAGCCTACATGTGGGTCGGTGCCGCCAGCGCAACCTTCAACGCCCCGACTCTGGAGGAACTGGACGCACTGCTGGGTGCCAATGCCCACCATGCTGCGGTTCTACAGATCAAGGAGAAACGCATCGCGGAACTCCAATACGATCTCAGCCGTCTTCAGGGGGTGACCCCGTGAGTGCCACCAACGAACCGATTGTCCGGCACTGGCCCGGAACCACCGTCAAATGGATGACCTATCAGGTTGGCCGGATGGTCAACCGCCAGGAGATTGTGCCGCAGTTTCTGGGGCGTGCAGTGGTGGGCACCAAGACCACCAGCAACTTCGTCACGGTCTTCAAGCTCATGGGTTGGGGAAAGACCGAAGAAGACGCTGTCAAGATGGCACACAAGAACGGGATTTAACGCCGAACATGAAACGATCCTTCCAATTCTGCATATCAACCAGCAACATCTGCAATCTGAAGTGCCCCTCCTGCCCCATCGGGCGGAGGGAAGAACAGAAGGCAGTTGAATGGCTCACCCCACAAAAGCTCCAGGCCATTATGACCAAGGCATTGGGCGAGTGCAGGGTGCCCCGGGTGACCTTCGTGGGGTGGTGCGAACCCACCTTGAACCCCGACCTTCCGCTCATGGTCCGCATCGTGCGTGACCACAAGGTGGCATGCTGGGTGACAACGAACCTGACCGCGAAGTTCGACATGGATGCCCTGCTGGATGCGTCCCCGGAGATGATCATCGTGTCCACCAGCGGGGTGACTCAGCGCACCTTCGCCGTGGACCACCCCGGGGGCGATGTTGCCGCCATGCTCGACAGGCTCTGGTATCTTGCTGCCCACAAGCGGAAAGGCACCAAGCTCATGGTCCTGTGGCACAGATACAACTACAACGAGTCAGAGATGGCGCAGATGGAGGGCTTGTGCAAACGTGCAGGCATCCACTTCTGCCCAGTGTTCGGCAAGTTGCTGGGGATCGAAGCGATGCAGGCAGCGTTCGGCGGTTCCCGTGACCATGACGCCGTGATCGGGCGGATGATCCACCACATAACGGACATCCGGGATGCGTGCTTCAAGCATCGGAAGGCACCCTGCCGCGAGATCCAACGGTCCATCACCATTGATGCCTGGGGTCGGGTGCGCGTGTGCGGTGTGGCCTATCACAATGGTTACATGGGCGACTACCTCGCAACGCCCATCGCGGATCTGATTGTCTCGAAGGGGAACAATCCGTTCTGCCGCCGGTGCATGGCCATTGGAACCCAGAACTGGGCCAACGAAACCATGACCTGGAAACGGCGCGTGATTGATCGCGTGATTGGGGTGGGCTTCGCCACCGCGGGCCGGTTGATGACGATCAAGCCCACCATGCACAAGGGTCTGAGCACGGATCTGTAAATTTCCGCAGTGGCAATACCGCCGGGACCATGCAGTTACTTGACTAACTATCCTTATTAACATGGCCCAAGAGCCACAACGTGGCGAAACTGCGGGATCTAACTACCCCACCACCATGAACGATTCATACCACACGGAGATATTTGGGCGAGGGGCCTTTGGTCCCTCGGGCGGTGGGGTCCATTTCATCACACTGAAAGCGTTCCTGAACAACATCCAGCAGATCGCCGCCAAGGACATGGCAGCGGATTGCAAATGCCAGTCCTGCAATGATCGCAGGGCGATTATGAAACTGGCTGCGGATGCGATAATATTGATGGCAACGCCCACACACTGATCCCTTATGCACACATACCTCGACCTTCTTACCACAATCATGCGGAACGGTGCCGTTAAAACTGACCGCACGGGAACGGGCACCCTGAGCGTGTTCGGTGCCCAGATGCGATTCGATCTGTCCAAGGGCTTCCCGCTCGTCACCACCCGGAAGATTGCGTGGAAACCCGTTGTGCATGAACTGTTGTGGTTCCTGTCCGGGTCAACCAACGTCAAGCCGTTGCAGGAGGCGGGGGTCCATATCTGGGATCGGTGGGCAGATGAGAACGGGGATCTGGGGCCGATCTACGGGCAGCAATGGCGCAACTGGCGGGGCATGGATCAGATCTCGATGCTGATCTCCAATCTGAAGCGCAACCCCGATTCCCGCAGGCATGTGGTCAGCACTTGGAATGTGAACGATTTGCCCGACGAAGAGTTGTCCCCGCAGGCAAACGTCATGTGCGGTTCCATGGCCCTCGCCCCGTGCCATGCAATGTTCCAGTTCTACGTTTCCGACAACAGATTGTCATGCCAGCTTTACCAGCGGTCAGCCGATGTGCCCGTGGGCGTGCCCTACAACATCGCGGAATACGCGTTGCTAACGCACATGATTGCCCAGCAGGTTGGGCTTTCTGTGGGCGAACTGATCTGGACAGGAGGCGATTGCCACATCTACTTGAATCAAATTGACGCCGTCCGGGAACAGTTGATACGAAGGCCACTGGGCCTCCCCCGGCTGCACTTGGCCTGGGCGGATAGCATATTTGCCTATCGCCCGGAGAACGTCGAGTTGATTGACTACCTGCCCCATCCGGCGATCAAGTATTTGGTGGCGGTATAGCATTTTGTATTTTGCCCACCATCACCTCCGCATTCAGGAGCCAGCCGCACACCTCATTAGTGGATGGGTTTTAACTAACCTATGGGTGCGGACCCCGGAATGCGGAGTTGATGGTGGGAGATGAAACTAACAAGGAACGCGCAACTGATATGAAAACCAAACACTACAGTGAACAGGTCTGCGCCCAGATCCTTGCCGCAGCAGCGGCTTTGGAGCAGGGCAAAGTCAACGATTGCCTGGATGCCCTACGGAAGGCAACGGCAGCGGCGCAAACACTTGAGCGACACATACTGGGCGTCACCGTGCCAAGGAGGGAAAAATGAACAAGGCGTGGGTCAAAAAGAACAAGGGCACCGAACGCCACCTCTACGTGGATGGTGAATGGGCGGGCATGATCTGGTATGGAGGGTGCGACGATTGGATCGCATCCACGCACATGTCCGGGTTCCCCTGCATCGGTTGCCACGACGACATTAAAGACGCCATGGCCCAGATGGAACTGCTCGCAGAGAAGGGACGGGTGAAGCAATGAGCATCGCCTTCTCCCCAGAGCAGCAATCCGCACTCGCCAAAGCCACAGCATGGTTTGCAGGGCAGCACCACGGCGCAAATCAGGTCTTTCGCCTGTTCGGTTATGCCGGAACGGGCAAAACAACCATTGCCCAAGAGTTGGCCAAGCAAGTGGCAGGCAACCAGCGCGTGCTGTTCGCTGCCTTCACGGGCAAAGCCGCCTATGTGATGGGCCAACGGGGATGCCCCGGGGCAACGACCATTCACAGGCTGATCTACAAGCCGTCCGGCAGATCCCACCAGACCCTCATGGAGTTGCAGGCCAAGCTGGAAGCCCTCTGCGCCCTCGATCCCCAGCCCATCGAACGCATTGAACAGGTCAAGAAGCTGATCCATAACGAGGAGGAATCCGTGTCGCGACCCTCGTTCATCCTGAACGTGGAAAGCGATGTCCACCACTGTGCCCTGGTGGTGATTGACGAGTGTTCCATGGTGGATCAGCGGATGGGCCTTGATCTCCTTTCGTTCACGAAGCCAGTCCTTGTGCTGGGTGACCCTGCCCAGCTTCCTCCGGTTCGCGGCGAGGGATTCTTTACCGCCGCCACCCCGGACATCACGTTGACGCAGATCCACCGGCAGGCTTCCGGCAACCCGATCATCGCCCTCGCAACAACCGTCCGCATGGGCAACCCACTCCCCCCGGGGGATCATGGTTCCAGTCATGTGGGCAAACGATCCGATTTCTGCAAGGCAACCCTCGATGGAATTGATCAGGTGATCGTTGGGAGGAACGCCACCCGCCGCCAGTTCAACACCAATTACCGAAGATGGATGATGGACATCACAGACCCTATGCCGGTGCCCGGGGATAAGCTGGTATGCCTACGGAACAACCACGAACTAGGCCTTCTGAACGGTGGACAATGGATTGTCGAAGAGGTGGCCCTGCCCGAAGAGACGGGCACGGGTTACCTGCACATGCGGATCCGGGATGGGGATATTTCCCAAGTGGTATCTGCCCATGCCGACATATTCAATGGGATTGAGATCCCGTGGTATGAAAAGCGGGATGCGGAAGAGTTTGACTACGGCTACGCCCTGACCTGTCACAAGTCCCAAGGCAGTCAGTGGGAGAATGTCCTTGTGCTGGACGAGAGCGAGTCGTTCCGTGAAAACGCCCAGCAATGGCTCTACACAGCCATCACCCGCGCCTCAAAGCGGGTCATTGTCCTGAAATAGCCCGCCATGCAAACCACTCTTGACTTCACCTCCGCAGCTTCGCGTTGGAAGGCAACACCCATTTCCCAGCTTCCCCAGTGGGAAGGGCACAAGCGCATTTGCGTGGATATCGAAACACACGACCCCACCCTCAAGGAGTTTGGTCCCGGCCCCCGGCGGGAGGGTTACATTGTGGGCGTTGCGTTCGCCATTGACGGTGGACCCTCCTATTACCTCCCGATGCGCCATGACTCCGGCAACCTCGACCCATTTGCCGTGACCCAATACCTTCAGGATCAAGCCAAGTTTTACACAGGCCAGATCGTGGGGGCCAACCTGTCCTATGACCTCGACTTCCTTGGTGTGGCTGGCGTTCACTTCAAACGCGCCGCCTTCCGGGACGTGCTGATCAACGACCCCCTGATCAACGAGCTTTACGACAAGTATTCCCTGAACGCGGTTGCGATGCGTTGGGGTGTGGGCACCAAGGATATGGGCGACCTGAAGCAGGAGGCCCAGGCTCTTGGTATCAAGGATGCCATCGCCGCCATGGCGCGATTGCCCGCCCATGCTGTGGCCCGCTACGCACTGGGCGATGTGGACTTGCCCCTTCGTATCCTGCCCCTGCAAGAGCGTGAGATCGCCAAGCAAGGTCTGGAACGGGTTTACGACATCGAATGCCGCCTGATCCCCGTGCTCGCCGCCATGCGGCTCCGGGGCGTGCGGGTCAGTGAATCGCGCCTGACCCAGATCGAGGAGTGGGCATTGGCAGAGGAACAGCAGCAACTGGCAATCATCCAGAAGGCCACACGCGTCTCCATTTGCCCACATGAACTGTGGCAGGTGGATCTCACTGCACAGGCACTCCGCGCAGTTGGCATCTTTGTGGGCAAGACCCCATCGGGCAAGTGGAACGTGGATAAGGAAGTGCTCGAGGGTTACGAGCACCCTGTGACGCAGGCAATCTCGATGGCGAGGAAGGTGAACAAGCTCCGCACAACCTTCGCGGCATCTGTCCGCAAGCATCTCACCTATGGCAGGATTCATTGTGTGTACAACCAATCCCTGCGTGAGGACCGTGGGAAGATCCACGGTGCCCGTTGGGGTCGTCTCAGCACGGAACACCCCAACACCCAGCAGCAACCTGCCCGGGACGAGTTCCCGCACAGTTGGCGTGCCATCTACCTGCCGGATGAGGGGGGCATGTGGGCTGCGTGCGATTACAGCCAGCAGGAACCACGGATAGTGACACACTTCGCCTGCCGTGCAGGATGCGCGGGAGCACTCAAAGCAGCCAAGGCTTACAGGGACGATCCCAAGACTGACACACACCAGATGATGGCGAATTTGACCAAGCTTCCAAGAAAACAAGCGAAAAACATTTATCTGGGCTTGTGTTACGGAATGGGAGGTGCAAAGTTGGCTATATCTCTGGGGTTGCCCACTGTGCAGAAGAAGGCTTACAACAAGGTGATTGAGGTTGCGGGACCGGAAGCCCAGTCCATCCTGGACATGTTTGACCGTGGCGCACCCTTTGTCCGGGAGTTGTTTAATGCGTCAAAGGAACTTGCGGATGATCGCGGATACATCAAAACACTGCTTGGCCGGCGGTGCCGGTTCCCGGCGGATAGTGGCGGGCGCGGTGGCTACATCTGGACGCGGGACGCAATGAATAAACTGGTGCAAGGATCCGCGGCGGACCAGACGAAGATGGCAATGGTGATTGCCCATGAAGCGGGAATCCCGCTTCAACTGCAGGTTCACGATGAACTGGATCTGACGGTGAGCAGCCCAGCAGAGGCCCACCAGCTCGCGGCAATCATGCGGGATGCCCTGCCGCTGGTCCTCCCAAGCAGGGTGGACGTGGAGGTGGGCGCAAGCTGGGGTGAGGCGAAGTGATAGGATATGAACATTTATAACGACATAGACAAGAACGCTGCTGCGTGGACGCAACAGCTTATAACCAACAGACTGATCCCGGGTGGGGTCATGGTCTGCAAATCAATCACGGACATACAACCACATGAACTCGACGGATTTACACAAGCACATTTCTTTAACGGAATTTCCGGCTGGGCCAGGGCACTCGACCTCGCAGGGTGGCCAGCAACTCGACCTATTTGGTGCGCCAGTCTCCCCTGCCAACCTTTCTCCTGTGCAGGGAAAGGCGAGGGGGTCAACGACGAACGTCATCTCTGGCCAGTCTTTTTCCAACTTGTCAAAGCCTGCCGACCTGTCGTCATTGTTGGCGAGCAAGTTGAAGCTGCGATTGGGCACGGGTGGCTCGATGGAGTATTCGCAGACTTGGAAGGAGAAGGTTACACCTGCGGGGCGACGGTATTGGGGGCACATAGCGTCCAAGCACCGCATAGGCGGCAAAGGATCTACTGGGGGGCCTTCGCCAAAGAGATCAGACAACCAGACAGCATCTTGGGGCACCCCAACGACGCAGGATGCCAAACACACGGGAATGTCACCATCGGAGTTGAATCGCGATCCCAACAACCTACGTGTGCAGGCGCACCAGACGGGAGGGTGGCCCACACCACAATCGGCAGACACGGGCAAGAGCGAAACTGTTCGGCAGGGATCGGAGAACCTATCCGTTGTGGCCAACAAGACAAGGACGGATGGGCTCGCGTCAGCTTTGCAGCCGACTGCCTTGGAGGAGACGAAACGGAGCTTGGAGATACATGCTCAATCTGCGGTCTTGACTACGGAAACGAGTGCCTTTGCCCTGGCCCAACACAAGACGGAATCGAATACAGAGAAATTGACGGAGTGCTCTATGGCGGGCTGGGCAACAGCCAGCAGCCGGGATTGGAAGGACACCCCTGGAATGGCAGAGACGGGAGTGAACCCGGACGGGTCAGTGCGTCATCGGCTGGATCAGTTGCCCAGACAGGCAACATTGGCAACTTCTGGGGCAACACATGGCACCACTGCCGCGACAACAAATGGAGGAGAATCCCAGCCACGGCTAATGCTCAACGTGTTTTTCTCGGCATGGTTGATGGGCTACAATCCACAGTGGACCCTATCGGCCTTGCAAGCCTTGGGTTCCCGCTCGCGAAAACGATCCCAAACCGCGTCGCCCTCCTCAAAGGCTACGGCAACGCAATAGTACCACAGGTAGCTGCGGAGTTCCTGAAAGCCGTGATGAACATACTAGATAACAAGTCGGCAACATAATCATATGAGCGAGCAACACATGCGTCAGAGAGTCATTCACATGCTGCATCCACTGGATGCCATCAGTGTCGAGAACGCGGTCTATCCGGGCACCCCGGACATCAACTTTTGCGATGGCTGGATCGAACTCAAGCAGATCTCCAAGTGGCCTTTCAACCCCAACACCAATGTCCTACTGCGCCATTTCACACCGCAACAACGGGTTTGGCTCATGCGCCGCTGGCGTGCAGGGGGCAACGTCTGGATGCTGCTCCAGTGCAACCGCGAATGGCTTCTGCTATCCGGCGAAACCGCCGCCGATCTGGTGGGCAGGGCACCCCGCAACACCCTGATTCAGGCCGCCCACAAATACTGGGAGTATGGTGTCGAAGGCGAAGATCTCATCGCATATCTGAAAAGGTAACCCGCCATGACTCCAAATATCAAAACAGCCATCGACTTTTTCAAGGCAGTTCGCCCTGATGGTCCGTGGATGATCACATGCATCCACCCCGTCAAGCACGGTGCCTACACCTACACATTCAACGCGGATGATGCCGGGGAAGACCGGCTCGCGGACCAGATCCAACTGGGCAACGCAGCACACAACGTCTACTGGCAGGTGAACCGGACGGAAGCCCCGATGAACGGGCCGACGAAACCTGCCAACAACAACATTACAATCGTGGAGTTTCTCCATGTGGACATCGATCCCCCGGGCAGGGGTCCACTGGGGCAGGAACAGGACAAGATTGAAGCGTTGCTGACTGGTCCGCTCCCGAACAACATCCCCCCGCCATCTATCATCGTCTGTTCCGGCAACGGCTTTCAGGCATTGTGGAAGCTGGACCCGCCCATTCTCATCGACGGGAACGGGTTCGGTGTGGATGAAGTGAAGCGTTACAACGTGGAGATTGCTGCGCGTCTCGAGGGAGATAATTGCGGGGACGTTTCCCGGGTGCTCCGCCTTCCGGGCACGGTCAACTTCCCCAGTGAATCGAAGATGCGGAAGGGGCGGTTGCCGTGCATGTCCCGCGTCATCAAGATGGATATGTCCCTGACATATCCCATCAGCCAGTTCATCAAGGCTCCCATCCCCAAGATCGGTGCCAAGGGCAACGAGGTGCATGTGGAAACGGACGTGCCCAAGTTGGATTCGGTGGAAGACCTCAACAAATGGGGTGTCCACAATCGCGTGAAAGCCATCATTGTGCAGGGGGAAGACACCCTGAACCCCAAGGAGGATGACAACAGCCGATCTGCCTGGGTGTTCGATGTGTGCTGCCAGTTGGCCCGCTGTAACGTGCCGGACAGTGTCATTTATGCGGTCCTGACAGATCCAGACTTCCTGATCTCCGCGTCTGTCCTGGAGAAGGGCAGCGGGGCGCGGAAGTATGCCATGCGCCAGATCGCACGGGCCAAGGAGAATTCCATCGACCCATGGTTGGCGCGGATGAATGACCGCTACGCCGTGATCGGTAACATCGGCGGGAAGTGTCGCGTGATCGAAGATTCGTTTGACGAGGTGCTGAAACGGCACAGGATCACACGCCAATCATTCCCCGACTTCAACAACTTCTACTGCAACACCCGCATCCCGGTGGGAGACAAGGACATGGCGGTTGGGCAGTGGTGGCTCACGCATCCCATGCGCCGCACCTATGATACCGTGGTATTTAGCCCGGTGAAAGAGGTTGCCAATGCATACAACTTGTGGCGCGGGTTCGCAGTGGACCCCGTCCAGGGCAACTGCTCCCTGTTCTATGATCATATGCTGCACAACATCTGCTGCGGGAACAAGGAGCACTACGCCTATCTGATGGGGTGGATGGCAAATGCGGTGCAGCACCCGGACACACCGGGGCAGGTTGCGGTGGTCATGCGGGGCAAGCAGGGAACGGGCAAGAGCTTCTTTGCCAAGACATTCGGGGCACTGTTCGGAAGGCACTTCCTGCAGGTATCCGACCCAAAGCATTTGGTGGGGTCTTTCAATGCCCACTTGCGGGATTGCGTTGTGCTGTTCGGGGATGAAGCGTTTTTCGCGGGTGACAGGAAGCATGAATCCATCCTGAAGACACTGATCACAGAAGAACGGATCACGATTGAGGGCAAGGGTGTGGACGCTGAAGAGTGCAACAATTACGTCCACCTATTGATGGCGTCCAACAGCCAGTGGGTGATCCCCGCAGGCCCATCGGAACGGCGTTACTTCGCCATCGATGTGGGCGATGGCAAGAAGCAGGACTCCGCCTACTTCGTGGAGATCGTGAAGCAACTCAGCAACGGTGGTCGTGCCGCCCTGCTCTACGACCTGATCAATTACGACCTGTCCGGGTTCGAGGTGCGGCATGTGCCCAAGACACATGCGCTCCAGGAACAGAAGGAAATCAGCATGACACCTGAGCAGGAGTGGTGGTATGGCAAACTGCTGGATGGGCGCATATTCCCCGCCGACTGGAGATGGACCCGGGAAGTGAAGCGGGACTCACTGTTCAAGGACTACATCGAAATGTGCGACATGCTTAGTGTGTATCGGAAACTGAGCATGGTTCGGTTGCTGCATTCCCTCGCGTCCCTCTGCCCCGGGACGATGACCGATGTCCGCAAGCGTGTGGATGGTGTGCGGCAGCAGATGGTGGCGTTCCCGTCCCTGGCCGATTGCCGGGAGGCGTGGAACACCCACTTCGGGGTTAACGCATTTGTGAATGCTGTGTCGGATAAGGATAAGGATACGGATAAGGATACGGATACCGCAACCGCCAAGGAACCCAAAGCCGCCGCGGAAGATGATCTCCGTGTCGAGGAGCCTTTCTAAGCATCAAAGGGTCGTGGGGGAATCCCGCGACCCTTTGATCTCAGAGGCGGCACTACCACACCCAGGGTATCTCCACACCCAATGGTATCTCCACACCCAATGGTCACTACCACTTCCCCTCCGGGCACTTCGACGTCTTTATCCACCACTTGAACCGTGTGCAGCCGCACTTGAACGACTTGCACTTACCCAACCCACCCCTTGCGCCACCGTCCCATAATGGGCATGCTTCGCAGACTTCCTTGATCTGGGCTACCCGTGCGGCATCCGCCACGGGGAACCCTGCTGCGGCCCATGCAGTTAGGGCACTGGCAAGGTTGGCGGCTTCCTGCATGATCCCCGGCTCGGGGGGGAGGGGGGGGGCTGAGATCGTGGGCAGTGTTGGCTTGACTCCTTGGTCCTGCCCACTGGACGGGGCAGGTTTCAGTGTGGGCTTGATTGGTTCGATCCCCCCGTGGGCAGGACCAAAGAGTCTTAATGCTGGCATATCACTCCATCCTCATGGTATTCGGTTGCAAACGGGCCTGCGCCACACACACAGGCTTCTTGCGCCATGTAGATAGCCCAGGCTGTGCTGTAACGGTTTGGCTGGGCATTCGCATCATCCTTGTAGCCCAACCCATCGGGCGGCACCAGTGCAAGGCCGGCACTCGAAGATGCAGTGTTCCATTCGCTGAAGGTCAACACCCGATACGGCACTGGAGGGGTGGGTGCTCCCGTGGGCTTGTCGGAACGAGCCTCCACCAAGGTTTGCCGGGGATAATCCCCTGCGGTAGTTCCTGCCACCTCGCCGCACGCCCCGTCGTCCATCTCCCAGGGGGTCTGGGGCGTCTTGGTTGTTCCAATGCCCACCTGTTCGCAAGGCGCATGTGGTGGCTGCCACATCGGATCTTCCATCTGCTGGGCAAAAGCGCCCTGCCACTGGGCGAGGTAAGCTTCATCCCCGGAGGCCACGAGGCCCATCAGGTAGGACTGGCCCACCTCACCCCAGGTGTCCAGATCCGTGTTGTTCGTGATGCAAAGGACGTGCGGGTAGCAGACGGACCATTCCCGGCATGTTGGCGCATCGGAGTCGGTGAACGTGAACGCGGACACTGCCCGGGAGATCCCAAATTCTGATGCCTGATGTTCCCTCAATGCCCCTCCCCCGGGGGCAGGAGGTGCCGGCGTGCAGCCGGAGCAATCGGCGTATCGGGCAAGGGCCAAGTCCCGTTCGGTGAAGTCCCGATAGTTCAACTCCCAAGTCAGGTAGAGGTAATCACCCTTCTGCCGCTTGTCATCCCACTTGTAATCCGCCGCCCCATGAACCTTGACCGACCCGCCCCCTGCATATGCGGGCACGCTGCCAGTCACGTTGAAGATTGACGGACTGACGATACCAATGACCTCGATGTTCGTTCCCAGTGTCCCGACATCGGTGAAGTCCACATGATCCCCACGCTTGAGATATGGGGCAGGCTGCTCGAGGGTGATCGCCACTAGGCCCGTGTCGGCAATGTCCGTTGCGGACACCACGTTGATTGGGCGACAGAACCCAGGGGCATCCGGCCACCGGATCTTGCCTATGATGCCCGTTCCGCAGTTGGCAATGGTTGGGCTTGTTCCCGGCCAATAGGGTAGGGTGGATAGCGTGTAGGCTGTGGTGCCCGCGGTGTGGGTGACGGAGTAGTAGCCGTCAGGGATGCCCATCGCGTCACAGCCACAGACGTAAACCTTGTCCCCTGTCAGGATGGGGTGGGCAACGGGTTCGGACAACACGTTCACGGTGTCCCCGCCTGAAGCGGATTGCACGCAGCACACGGTCAGTTCATCCAGCAAGTCCCGATCTTCTCCGCAGGGACGAGCGTAGTTCCATGAACGCCGGGGCACAACGGTCTCCGCCCACTTCTGGGCATAGCAAAGCCCCCCGTAACCACGGATCCAGCTTCCGATGGGCATATCCCCGGCAGGCGCGTGCCACTGGGAATAATTCTCAGTCCACTGTGTTGCGGTGGCCGGGATGCCCACATCCGTGGCGTCATAGCTGCAGTAGGGGGTCGCCGTGCAGCACCGCAGGGGTTCTTCCCCCTCGTCCACGCACTGACTCGCCGCATTACCCCACGCACCCTGCACCCATCTGTAATACGATGCCCCTGCATCTCCCACACATCGTTTCCATGTGTAATGCTGGAAATCGAACTGTGGCCCGTAAGCTCGGACGAAAGGTGCAATGGGCGACCTGCACGGCAACGGCTTCCCCCTGATGGACCCGTCAAACGGTTCAGCGAAAGCTTCCGGGAAGTATTCCGGGTTGTTCGGGTCACGATAGGTGAAATCGTTCGGCGGTGTCTCCATCAAGGTGTAATCGAACCATGTATCGGGAGAAACGGGTGACTTGACCTCCCGCCTTGTCACCAGGGGTGCGATGCTGACGAAATCATCTGTGCGCCACGGGTAGAGGATGTCATCGTTCATTGCCCACTCGTTCAGGAGGGAGAGGCAATCTGACTGGACGGATTCCCAAGTGTATGGCGTGCCCAGCGTGATGGAAACGGAAAGGGTGTTGGTGAGTGTGCCCTCCATGGTGTATATTGACCCACTCGTCCCCACGTCCTTCCGGTAAGCAATCTCCAGCACAGAGAAATGCAGGACATTGTCAGTCAGCCCGTATGACCCCGGGACGACATTCATCTTGTATTTGTTGGTCTGAGTGACCGGACCCAACACGGCCACGGTGGTTGTCTCGGGCACAAGGAAGTAATCCACCACTTCAGAAATCGTTTTGCCATTCAACAATGCCCATGCATTATCCGGTGCGGCTATGACCTTTCCGCACTCTGCTGTGAGCTTGGTCAGATCCTTCAGAGATTCGAGGTCGATGTTTAGCCCACCACCCGCAGGATACAGGCCACCGTAGTCCCACGAACCGCCCCCGCAGGCGTTAACGGACGTAATGACGAGCGAATCCGTGCTTCCGTTGTCCCCCTGGGTGACGACACCTGTCAGCGGGGCAACGGCGTAGCTGCGCCGGACGCTTCCTGTGAGTGATCCTGAAACATCAAGACCAAGATCGCAACCGTGTGCGGTGGGCAATACCTCGAACCAGTTGTAACTCCCCTCAAGTTCAGCCACCGCCTGCTTGCTCAGATACTTCGTCTGAGGGGCGGTAAGCATCTCCGCACGGATCGCACTGCACCCGCATCCCGTGGGCAATGTGGCGCAGGATAGCCCATCCATTCCGTAACCACTGTTGAACCCATACCGCCCATGCCAAACCTTTGCAGCCTGCACATTCTTGAATCCGATCTTGCGGCATTTCGACATGTCCACTGTCCCGATGGGGTCAGTGGGGTATGTGTTGTAATCGTAGGTTCCCGTGCCGATGGGCGCCCCCACGGCGTTCAATGCGTAGAAGTCCCACGGGGCGCAGGGCTGAATGCAGACGTCCGGCACGGTGGTTGCCGTCTCATGCCCATTCTCGCAGATGACGTATCCGCACCCACCGCCCGCCCCGGGCGGGACGTTCTCCGGTCTATTGTAGGGGAGCCGGTTTGGTCGTGGGGTGCTGGTGCCCACGTAGCACAACCAGTCCTTGATGCTGGTGTTGTTCGGATACCGCGCAATTGACTTCTCGTCGTTGCGTTTGTTCTGCCAACAGCCTCCCACATAGTTGCGGGAAGCTGTGGGCCATCCGCCACAGGGCGCGCGGAACGGTGCTCCGAAATCAGAGGCCATGACTTACTCCGGGGTCACTTCCCATTCCTTGCCCTCGAAGGCTTTGCCGTTCCGCAACTCCTCGATCTTCGCCATGAGCGCGGCCTGATCCTCAACGGACACCAGTCCTTTCTTCACGGCATCGTTGATGTAAGGAATGATTGCCTGCAAAATCTGGATTGCGGCACTGGCTATTGTGATTGGGTCCATAGTGTTATTGAGTTGCTGACAACATGTATTGGGAAGCTTCAGTCATGGCTGCTTTCAAGACTGCCAGTGACTGCTGTAACGCGGCAAGGTTTGCCGTGCTGGGCACTGATGCGTAGGCATCGCGGAGGGCAATGGCGGTGGTCATCCACTTTGGCGTGTTCTTCCGCATGACGTCCGCCGCCTTCTTGATGTCCGGGTTGGACTTCAGGGCGGCACGGTTCTGCGATTCCCACGTCACGAATGTGTGGATGGTGTCGTATGCGGCACGGATGCCCACATCCTGTGCATACAGTTTGCTGTCCCCCTTGTATGGTCCCGCAGGGTCCAGTGATCTGCACCCGATCAATGCCAGGGCGGCAAAGAGCAGGATCAACGGTGTTTGGATTATCTTTTTCATGTTATCAGGTCTTTCGCATTCGGCAATTTCACCGACGCAAACAGGTCCACCAGAAAGGCGACCAGTCTGTAGAGTTTATTGTTGAGAATCACCGAAAGTAATTCCGGGTCCGCCTTGCTCTGCACAATGCGGGTAAGCCCATCCTGCAACCGCGTGCTGATGAACTTGGCGGCAAGGCGCAATGCGCCCATCCACGCAACCGCACCGGACACCCAGCCGTATTTCCCGGCCAACAGACTCATCAATGGTTCGATCTCATTCATGGCAAAAAGGAGTAGGACTGACAGTTCATCATTCATCCACATGCTTCTTGTTACAACCTTTCCCTTCGCAGGGCAGGCTTCTCAGGTGATGTTCAATTGATGACAACTGGTCGTCAATTCCCTTGAACTTTGTCGCAAGCCACCAGCAAGCTCCGACCACCACACCCCCGACAGCCAGTGCTGTTCCTATCGAGATGTGTGTCTCCGGGCTGATGGCGTCTGCCGCGATGTTCGCTGCCATGGCGACGAGTGGAGTTCCTAGGATGAATAATTTGTCAGTCATTTGAGCCTGGTGCGGTAGTATGTCTGCCCAGCAGGGGAGATGGGCAATGTGGCGTTACCGGCAGCATCGGCAATCACGTCAGGCATGGGTGTCCATGTCAACAAGTCGTGAGTTACACTGACGCTGAATGCGCCAGATGCTGGTCCCCGTAAATTGAGTCCTTCTGTCGTCATCTTCTGTTCTGGCCCAGTAACCGCCCATCGATAGTTCAGCCTCCCCCCGGTTATCGTCTTGCCCGTGTAGGCGGGCATCCGATCCACTGCCGCAAGTAACGCATGAATTGCGTCCACGTCAGGTCGAGCGGATTTGATCAAGGCTAACGCCCCGGCCACCTTTGCGGCGGCAAAACTCGTGCCTGACGTGTAAACATAACCATCCGTTCCGTGCAATGCAACAGGAACAATTCTCCCGGGCGCATGTAAATGTACGGATACAGCCGAATACGCAGCAACCGGATACGGGACATCCGCCATTGTTGACGATGACACAGCCACAACATTGGGCAGATGCCAGTTGATCGGGTAATCGATCCTGGTGGATTCGTCTACGCCAGCATTCAGTGCGGAGCACACAACGACAAGACCACTCTGGGCTATTGCATCCATGGCAAGTGGATCATTGGCTGTGAATCCCCATGGTAGCACAAGGATTGATGCACCAACGGCCTGCGCCGCCTTGACGGCGGGTCGGATGGCGATGCTGTTGAACTGGCACTTGATCATGTAGATCGAGGCCTCCGGGGCGATTCCCGCGATGCCTATGGCGTTGTTCGCTTCCGCAGCAATCACGCTCGCCATCGCTGTGCCATGCCCCGTGGAATCGGTCTGCCAATCGGTTGTTGGGCTGATGGCGATGCCGCCAATGATCCGGTTGCGAATGTCGGGATGGTTTGTGTCGATGCCCCCATCGGCCAGAGCAACAATGACACCCTTCCCCCGGGTGTATTGCCATGCGGTCAATAAGCCCATGTCCGCACCTGTCGCGGGTGCTTCGTCGTAGGAAGGTGCGGGGTTTCCCTTGGAATCGTAGGTGTGGCACTGGTGGTTGGTTGGGCACATGTCCCACTGCCACGCGTCGCGGTAATAGGCAGGCCCGCCATCCCACTGGAGGCGTGTGGCGGGGTTGACCTGAAGGAACGTGTCGTTGGGTAGGTCCATCACTTCATCCAGTTAGGCTTCGCCTGTCGCACATCCTTCGCGGGCAGGGCAACCAGCGTCGCGTTTGATCCCGATCTCGTAATTCCGAATGATTTCTCTGGAGTGGAATGGGTAGTCCTGAAGGGCTGAGCCGAGTTCGGTGTAGATCACGCCATCCACGACTACGCCCTCGTCGTCGGGTTGTATTTTGGGGTGGTGCGTGCTCATAGGCTAAGTCCCTTTTCATGACCAGTGCAACTCGGTGAGAACCAAATAGTTTCCCGCTTTGAATTCTTGTTTCCAGCGGAGTTTCCATATCCACCATTCGTTGCCTTACCGTTAACCTTTGACCACCCCGGAATGTCATGTTCACCATCATATCCGCATAGCGCGATTCTCAAATCAGGATCATTTTGATTTGCGATGCACCAGTTTCTGACCGTTGTGGAAACCGCCCCCTCCTGCATGTAAAGCCCATTTGAACAGTCCGCATCGTATGGAGGATCGAGGAATATGGCCGTTACACCGTGGCGCGTGGTGACAACTGGCGTGACAACTCTTGACCAGTCACCGCAACATACCCTCACATCGCGGATACGATCATGCAACCGGCTGAACCAATCCAAAATGAATTGGCCCCTCCCTGAGTTTCCCACGTGGGGGAGTTGTCGATTGATGCCCTGACCTGAGTTTCCCACGTGGGGGAGTTTTCGATTGATGCCCTGACCTGAGTCGGCTTTGACGATCTCAACGCCGTTTGATTTCCACGGGCCTTTACCCAAGCACCACCCCGCGCCGATCCATGAGCATGCTCCCCACACCCACCACCCCGCTATTTTGGCGTCATAATAGTCGGGGTCTTCCAAAGACCAAAGCAGCTTCTCCGTTCGGTTTACAAGCCACCCATGGCGTGCGTGAAGATCAATCTCACTCACCGGATAATCAGCCCAGTGCGCCGCCCCCTCTGGATCATTCGCTATTGCTCTCCAAAAGTTAGCCACGAAACCATTTGCGTCGTTGATCGTTTCAACACGCCTGCCCTCTGGAGCACCTAACAGCATGGCCAGACTCCCGCAGAATGGCTCAACATAATTATCAACCTCCCCGAATTGGGGCCAAACAATGTCCAAAGCTCTGCGCTTCCCCCCGAAATAGGGGAATGGAGCAACCAGTTGTTCGGTATTTTGTAAACTCATTGCATCCATCCGGGTTTAGCCTGTTTCACGTTCCGCACGGGGAGGGCATCTGGGAGAGGCACCAGAGTCAGGTTGGTATCCCCCGCCGCGATCTGGGCCTGAATCACCGCATTCGTCGCGCTCAGATAGGTGCGTTGCAGGTCGATGTTTGCACGTTGCATGTCGTAGGTCGCTTGCACACTGGCCTGCATCGTGTCCCAGTTCAGAGGCTGTAGGTTGCCACCTGTCCTAGCGTTGTAGGTTTGGTAGTCTTCGGTTGCGATTACAGACCTCTCCCACGGTTGGAGGGCCTTGAGTTTTACCAGGCCATTGCTCGGCCCCACGGCTGTGTTACCTGCCAGATAAAGGATTGCTCGTGTGTTCAGCTCCGTGAGCCTAGCCATCCTCCGCATGTTGATGAATGAGACTAGGCCGTTAGTTATATAAGGATTGGATTCACGCCAAATGATCTCCTTCATGTCGCCTGTGGTTTTGTCGTAAAGCTGGGGCGGGGCGTCATCCGCGTGCGGGCTGATCTGCGTGGCCACACCATCACCACCGGAAATATACATCTCAACCACTGCATTCGTGCTATTCGTTATAGAATAGAAGTATGCGAAATTGGGCGGTATGTTCGTGGGTTGGGAACCCATCGGATTCAGCACCAACGCAACCGCCTCTTTGCCTGTGCCGCCAAGGGTGACTGTGTTATTCGCTATGGCCTTGGAATTGTAGCCGATGGATGTGGCGTTCGTCAGCGGCGTTGTGTTCGGGATGGTGGAGGAGCGACCTGAGGAGGTGCCGATGAACGTGCAGTTGGTGTCGATTAGGGATGCTGCGTTGTCTGCGGCGTTTGCACCGTCCGCGCTCCTGTAACCAACCGATGTATTCCCAGAACCTGTGATTAAATACGTCTGAGATTGATATCCCAGAGCAGTATTCTGCGTCGATAGCTGCAAAACGTTCTGCGCCTGATAGCCAATAGCAACTGTTCCTGTTATGTTAGTTGCACTTAGCAGCGCACTAGCCCCGACAACAACATTGTAAGAGCCGTTCGTCTTATCCTGTGCCGCCAATGTGCCCATAACAGTGTTATACGCGCCACCAGTCTCGTAGTAGGCCGTGGAGTAACCAACGGCTACGTTGTTGCTCCCCGTCATCTTATAGTGTGCCCCTCTACCAATTGAAGTATTGTATGATCCGGTCTGAGATGAATATTGCGCAGAGGTGCCAACAGCGGTGTTGGCTACGCCAGTCGTTGTGTTCCTCTGAGCGTAAGCACCAAGTGCCGTGTTGTCGGTTCCATCCAAATATTCTTGAGCATAGCTGCCAACGGCAGTATTTGCGATCCCGACGATAACAGATTTTTGAGCTTGATAGCCAACTGCTGTGTTCTCCGTTCCGCTCTGCAAAACGTTCTGCGCCTGATAGCCAATAGCAACTGTTCCTGTTATGTTAGTTGCGTTCTGGACAGCACCCGCACCAATCGCCACATTGTAACTCCCATTCGTGTTTTTACTCAACGCACTCGACCCAATCGCAACGGTTACTATCCCAGCACTCGCAACCTGCGCGGCGTTGCTGCCGATGCTGATGTTGCCGCCGGGGTAGGCCGATCTGATCTCTTTGAAATAGGTGATGCCATTGAACGTATTTGATCCATAAAATGCATTATCCATGTTGGTCAGCGGCACTGTGCGGGGCAGTGTGAACCCACTCGCAGCAGGCACGCTGAATGACAAATGCGAATCGTAAGCCCCGCCACTCACGAAGTTCAGTGAAGTCGGAGTGCCATTCGTCCCGTCGACCTTCCACGCCCAGACGATGTGGGAAGCGTTCGTTGGGACGAAGGAGGATGGAAGCGATACTGAGAAGTCGAACAGCACGGGCACGTTGCTCTGGCAGACCTGCGATGGTGCGGCGGCGACCTCTACGAGGTTGGAGAGGATGGGATCGTAAATGTAGATTTCGGGATGGAATGAGACGGAGGTTGCCGCGGCCCCCACCCTGAATGCATAGGCCTCGATGCTGATCGGCCCAGCCTCAAACCGTGCGAATGTGTTCGAGGAAACAATGGAGCGGACGTATTGCCCAGCAGCAGCGGAGACTGTGTTGGTCGTCACGGTAGTTGGGACCGCGGCCCAACCCTGCGATTTGTTCGTGAGGGTAAGAACGCCTTGGGTGTTCGTAGTTCCCGTAGCATAAACGTGTGCGCCAAGAGAGGCGATCTGGGAGAGCACCCAGTTTGTATCGGCCATGGAGCCTAGAGAGTAGCCGCTGGTGTTGGTGATCCCCGCGCCATTGCCTGTGATGGTGAAGCCGACTCTCAGATTTCCTGCAATCACGCCTGAACCCTGCACCGCAATTTCGCTGCCGACAACCAACTCATTGTCTGATCCTGCGGTCAGAATTACAGGGGAGTTTACACCCACGATCTCCAGCACGCCTGCGGAGTTGGTGCCGTTCACTGTCAGGTTGTTCGCAAACGTGATAGCTCGCGTGTCGCTGTTGGTCAGAGCGTTCGGACTGGCGGCGTTCGCCAGAGCATTTGACACCGCAATCAGCTCGGTGCGGGTTGCCAGTGTTCCGGTGGATACCGGAGGCAGTGAGTTGATGAAGTTGACAAGGTTCGTCCCAATGATCCAGCACCCTGCCGCGTTGAAATGGAGGTTGTCAATCGTGGTCCCCGGCAGAGGATACCAGAGGTTACCGGCTGGGCCTGTGGGTGAGTTGGAGCCAATGTAAGGTGCCGCGTCCCAATATACACCCCCGTAACTCGCCACGTTATTGCTGATCCAGTTGTTGAGCAACGCCCTGTTCGTTGGGTCCACCCAGCCTGACGTTGGGAATATTGCGCACTGAACAAATGGAATTGAGCGGTCTGAAATCGTGGTCCAGAGCGCACCGAAATAGCCCTGAATCGTGGCATTGGCGTTGCCTGCGATGAGGTTGTTCACGCCGCCTTCGAGGATTATCATCCGTGGGTTTGCGTTGAACACATCGTTGGTGATCCGTGCCGTAAACTCCTGCACCTGTTGCCCACCCACGCCCATGTTCTGCCAGATCAACCCGAGATTCGTGGAAACGATGTCCGGGATGATGTTCGATGCGGCGGTATCGGCCTGCAAGTTCCCAATGATCGAATCACCCAGGAACACCACGACTGGGCTATTGGTCGCGTATAGCTCCACCAGAGGGACATAGTTGGTGAAGAATGTCTCGGTGCTCCACTGTTTGCTCCCAGTGAATCCCGTGCCATCGTTGTGCATCCACGTCCCTGCGCTCTGGAATCCACGAGTGTCGAATTTGAACGGGTTATAGTTCGAGTTTGTCCAGCTTGCGAATACCCCGACGTAATCCCCAACCTGACAGTTCAGCGGTGGGGTGAAAGTCACGGTGTTGGTTCCACTCACTGTAACCTGCGAATGCACATCTGCACTGGTATCAATCAGGGTGAACGTCCCGGCGGCCGTGGTGTTGGTCCTCCAAATCTTGAACCGCAACTCGTAGAGGTTGGTGTTCAGGAGCGGGCTGGAGACGTAAAGGAACCTCGCCTGACTGACCGGGGTTGATTGCCTGATCCTGAACCGCGTGCCTGTGCTAAGCCACTCCAGGTTGGTGCCCGATGATCCCCAGCTAACGCTCGAGTTAGTGAACGGTGCCCATGGGATTGACTGCGCTGTGTTGGTTGATGCAGTGGCATACCGTGCGGAGTAGAGGAGATTACTGTTGGATGGTGACGGGCCTGTGAGCAGGTTCGTTGCGGAGTTGAGCTGGGCCAATGTGGTGAATCCGTTTGTAGCTGCGGCATCCTGCCCGTAAACCGCACCCGCAAACGTGATGTCCCGCACATCCCCATTCGTTAACGCGCCAGATGTCCCCACGTTCGTCAGGCCTGCACCGTTGCCTGTGATTAATCCACCCACCGTCAGGTTGCTCACCAATGAAACGGCCCGCACATCCCCGTTCGTGAGTGCCCCGGATGTCCCACCACCCGCCCCGGCCACAAGTGCGTCCACCTGGGACATCGTGTAGAAGTTCGTGGCGGGATTGGGCATGGCCACCGTGGCGGATGTGGCAAGGCTCGCCATTGGCACATCGCCCTCCGTATTGGTCAGCACAGCCATCTTGAAGACTGTGTCCACCCTCCCGGCAAAGGTCAGGGTGTAGTTGCCCCAGACCACGTTGGTGAAGTAGAAGGCACCGTTCGTGTCGGAGGTGGCGACCACTGGATCGCGACGGATGAAGACGCCATTGACTGTGCGCGGGTTGGGCGACACAAGGGTCAGTGTGCAGGCAATCCCTGTCTGTGGCGCAAGACCGTAGTTACCCACACTACCCGTGAGCAGGTTGGTCTGGGCAAAGGTGGGTGATGCAAGCGTCAGGAACGCGAGCAAAAGGATGGCGAGCTTATTTTTCATATTTTTACGCATACGGATTGCAAACGATTGCAGGCTCCATCAGATCTGTTCGGACGTATTGGCGGATGATGGCCCGTTGCGCTAAAGCATACGTTGATGTGTTGATTGTTGCAATCAGGATGTAATTGCCATCTCCAAACGTGATTCCACTGGAGGACGTGCCGTCCAGCAGGCGGACGTACCACTCGCCAGCACTGATCGTGCTCCGGTCAACATAGACGTAGAACCATTCCGAATCCTTGGGCACCGTGAAGTCGCATCCAGCCGATCCGTCATCCTGCCACGGAGTGTAATCAACCATCGTGCCCACATCGGTTGTGTCGTCCGGGTCTGAGTTTACGCCATCCGTCTGGTGAACGTATTTCCCCCAATCGTCCCCAATCCTCCCAGCCCGCACGCGAAATGTCCGCCACTGGAGATCTTCCGTAATGGGTATGCTCCCCCCCTGGGCAATAATGAGGGCATCCCCGGCACTGGCAGACCCACCATCGGCTGTTGTGGAAAAGGCCGCGCGGTAGGTATTTGACATCACCGGCGAGGGGATCACCTTGAACGGGTAATAGATCGTCTGTGGTTCTGTTCCGCTGCCCTTATAGAACCGCATCCGGTCAATCTGCCGTTGAATGTGGTGGACATTCTGGGAGACAGACCGGATCTGGGCATTGGTCTGGCTGTTCTTCTTCCACTGCCGGGGCACAGCATCCGAATCGCGCAAGGACCGTTGCGCCGATGCCTCATTGAAGTGCGGCAATGTCCTTAACGGGATTGGGTTGGTGTTGCTCATGTCGTTCTGAGCTTGGGCATGTCAATGGTGCTGAAGGGGCGATAGTCCGTCACGGCATCCGGCCTCTTCGTGGCGGCATAGAACTCTGCGTCCCAGTAGCCCACGGGGGAACCAATCCACGTCCGGGTCAGCTTGAACCATGTCCGCTCAAATTGCAGCTCATCCGCCTTCCGCAACCAACTGATGACGGGACTGCCTACAGCGTAGCCTGTGGACGAATAGCACTGGGGATTGATCTTGGCAATGTCATCAAAGACCGTGGCGGTGGAGTCTGCGGGATAGGTAGGGTTGTGGAAATAGTCCGGTAGCCCACCATCCGCGATGGGGTCTTCGATGTAACCTCCGGGGTTGAGGTAGGGTGGTCGCCAATAGTAGGAGGCCCATGTCACCTGGTAACCCGTCAGGTAGGGCGTCTCTTCCCCGCGCCAATGCTTCTGGATAATCTCTAGTGCCGCATATTTGCACATCGCCGTGCCTGCAAGCTTGGTGGAACTTGTCGTGTTTCCTGATGCGCAGAAGTCGAGGGAATCTTTGATCTGTTTGGCGAGTGCATTTCTGGTGACTGGAGATGGGTTCTCCATGTAAAGCTGCAATGCGCGAATGGTCTGCTGGTTCCTGCTCCATTCCTCTGCGCTGGCCCCGTTCAACGAATAGACATAGCGAGGGTGCTTGAGGATGTTCACGCCCAGTTCCACGGGCACAATGCCGAATGTGTCCCAGGGGACATCGAAGGATGTGGCTTCTGCTGTGCAAGTCAGGAGGGCAAACCCGCCACGTTGATGCTGCACCCTGGTGGAGAGCACGCGGGTTCTGTTTCCGCCATCGTCCAGAAGATGTGCCCCTCTGCCCAGCGTCTCCATTCGGGTCAGTGCCTCGTTCCAAGGCATCCTGAACCGGTGCGTGATGGTGCATTGTTCGGCACGTTCAATCTCGGGCGAATCAGGATCTTCCTCAACGATGGGCAGGTTGGTGCCGTTTGTGCCTGCTCTATTGGATACGATCCGTGCAGCCTCCGGGGTGGCTGTACCTTCCCGGGTGCCTGAGCTTGTGACCAACCCGTCCGCACGGTTCATCCCACTGATGATGGGCCTGTAAACTGGATTGAATATGGTGGCGGGCATAGGGAGATTACGTTACGAGCAGCACAACGGAGTCAGATGTCAGATCCGCGCCCTGCGCGTTGTGGACTAAGCACCTGTAGAATTTCCCATTCAGAGTTGCATCGGTGGGCGTTATGGTGAGCGTTCCGGGCACCGCCACACTGTAAACGCCATCTGTGGTAATTGTGGTGGGTGACGCAAAGTCGCTTGTTGCCGATACCTGCCACGTGTAGGTGGTGGCGACCTCGTTGGTTGTCACAACGACAGTGTAGTCCGCGTGATTCCCTCCGCCATGCACAAAGGTGGGAACCCCCACGGGCTGCGTCGTGATCTCGATGGGCCAAGTCAGATCTGGTTCCACGGTGAAGGCCAGCAGGGCAAATGACGTCACGCCCATCGCAAACGGGGTGGACCCGTATCGCTTGCACATGAGTGCCTCGTCCGTCATTTGAATGGCCCTCGTCCAGACGGTGTTGCCCGCAGGCCTGTCCGCAATGGTTACCTGCTGGGCGGGTTGCGTGTAGGTCACGTCTGAAAGTGTGCCTGCAATAGTCACATCCGTTCCCGCCACCGTCACTGTGCTTATCGTTAATGTTTTCATTTTTTATGCTCCGTTGAATGCCATGGGCATTCCACCGGGGTTGAATGCCGGTTTCTCACTGCCCCGTCCTGAAAGTATCTCCGCAATCCGTTTGGTGTTCGCTGCCGTGTCCTTGGCGTAGTTCGCCCCTGCTCCGGTGCCGATGACGAGGCCCATCTTCTCCCAGGCTGAGGCGGGAAGTCGTTTGGTGGCAGCGTCAGGTTGATCTGGAGTGGGTCGGAAAATATCCCCAATCTTGCTGGTGACTGCTTTTCCTCCGGGAAACAATTCAATGACCCACTTCAACCCCTTGTAGATCTGATCAAATAGCCAGTTGAACCCTTCTGCAATCTTTGCCAGTGCAAGGATCACGCCACGGATTACAATGGTGACGGCATTTATTGCGGGTGCAAGCATGTAGGCCAGTTCCGCGCCCAATGCCTTCAAGTCCTGTCCAAGTGCGGAGAAGTTGACGCTCATGCCCATCAGGACGGGTGCCGTGCTTGCAAGCATCTCAGAGGACATCTTGAACGTGTTGCCCACATAAGCCACCACGTTCGCATATCTATCCATCTCTTCCACACTGACGCCCATCGCATCGGCTACGGCAGATCGTTGTGTTACCATGCCCATCGGAAGCCCTCCTGATTGCATAGTCTTGGCGTAAATCTTCTTTGCCTCCTCAAATGCATGTGCTGTTGCCCGAACCACGGACATTAGCCCTTTGAGTGCGACACCAACACCCAGTGCTGCTGCTGTAAGCACAGCGGCGGCTGCGGCAGATCCCGATGTCCCTGCGGCACTCACTGCACTTCCCAACCCAGGAAGACCTCCTGCGGTAAGTCCACGACCCATTGCCCCGCGCATGCCTGTCCCGAACGGTGTGTTGAGTGCTGAGAATCCCTGTCGGAAAGATGCGAGGGTGGACAGAGGAGATCCGGGGTTGAACATGGGTAGTCCCGCAAAACCGATGTTCTTTAGGAACTGGCCCGTGCCGGATGACCCGGAACCACCGGATGTCCCACTTGGCGTAGGCAACCCCGGAATAACCTGTCGTTTGTTGAACGGGGTGGGTTGCGCTGGCGGCGGGAGGATGATGGGGTTGAATGGGTTGCTGGATCCACCCCCAGTGTTCCCCGGGGTGGGGATCTTGGGCATCTTGGGCAGTGCAGTGCCCATCGCGGATACCATCTCTTTCCACGCGAACGTGGTCCGCATGATTGCGCTCGCCCATGTGTTCTGGGCAACCGTTGCACGTTCAAGACTTGTGACCTGCTTGGACAGGTCCACGCCCATCGCTGCTTTCAAAGCTTTCTTGGCCTCTTCGAGATCCTTGCGCATCTCCTCAAGGCCCAGCCTCAGATTTACTTTGATATCAGCCATGGTTCAAAATCCTATCGTATTCCTGCTTCACATATCCGGGGGACTTCCGCTCGAGGTTGCTTCCCCAGAGGCTCGCTTCATTTTCCCGTGCCCAGTTGTAGTAGGCCCACCCTTGCGCCCCGGGAATCCGCTTTCTGATGTGGTCCGGGGTCCACCCGAACGCCTTCATCAAAATGCAACGCTTCTCCATCAACCAACCGAAACCGTCAACGGCACTACCGATGACGCGGTAGGGTCCGCGCTCTGCTCACCCTCCTTGGTTGCGGCTCCATACGCCACAACGGTGGACCAATAGGTGGTCAACTGCTGCACAATGGCCTTGCTCAACTCCGCGAGTGCGGGAAGGCGCAACTTGCCAAACTCCTTCTTGGCATGGGCACGCAACCCTTTCAATCCCTCACCCTGGATGATGCCTTCCACGGTGTCCGCATCGCGGGTCAAGATCCAGCACAGTTCCCATGCATGAGGCCCACGGGGGGTGAAGTCCCCCTCGTTCGCGGTCATCATCTTGTGAAGCGGATGCTCCAGCAGTGCGAGGAACTCGAAGTCAATGTCGTAAAACGGACGAACACTGTAAGGCCCTACCACGATGTCGGGCAGGATTGAAAAAGCGTCGCGCAGTGGGCCGGGTAGCGGTTCGGCTGCTGCGCGACGTCCTGCGGTGTCTTCTCGTGCTTGTCGGGCAACGGTCTCTGCAATCTGTTGTTCAATGTCCATGTGCTACAATGGCCCTGAACGGTTCAGGTTGCAATAATTAACCTTCGATCAGGCGCAAACGCTCCACGGTAATGGTTCGTTCACCCGCCTGCTTGGGCGCGGCCTCGTAGTTGCTGTCAACCACGGTGGCGGCATATGATCCACGGGATGAGCTGATAAGCCCCCCCGCGTCCACGATTGTGACGGAAGTCCCCACGGTCGGCGGGACCATTCCAGATTCATCACGAACCGTGATGTTCCAATCGTTGCCGTCGGTGAGGATGATACGTGTCGTGGTGATCCCTGTGCCGTTGGGCAACTTGATCAATTCAGCCAATTGCTTCTGGCTGAACTTGGACACAACGTAGTAGCCCGTGCCGTTGACGGTGCCGCCGGGAGATGGGCTGGTAAGAAGCCCATCTGTGCCCCACCTGATAGTGGTGTTGCCGCTTGCGGCGTATCCGACTGATTGTGCTGTAGGCCAATTAGCCATAAATGTGATTTCCTTTCTTGATTACGCGGCAGCACTGATCAGTGCTCGCATTGTGAATACGCAGGGGGTGGCAGCAGCCGCAGTGGATGCCGTCACCTTCATAAGCGTCACTGTGGTTGCTGCGGCAACAAGGAACGGGTTTGTTCCATAAACTGCCGTGGTGGACCAGATGTAAGGCACGTTGGCTGTCAGTGACAGGGATGTTCCCGCAGACGCACCGTTGTAGGGAACCACCGTGGCATCCAGTGTGGAGAAGAAAACCACGGACTTAACGGTGGACACCGTCAGGTTTACGGGGTCGAGTGTAACCTGGGCACTGGAAATGATGGTGTTCTCCACCACCAACTCCACTTCCTCCGTGACATCCGTGCTCTTGGCGAAGTTGCCGCCTGCGGTGACGCACCCCATTGATATTGTATGTGTAGGCATTGTTTTCCTTAAGGTTGAACCTGATAAACATCAGGTATGTCGTTTGCTGTGCTAAACTCCAACACGAATGCGTCCATGAACACGTTGGCCGAATTGTTCGGGCCACTCCCCGGCAATGGCCGGATGCTCTTGTAATCGATGGGGAACTCCTCGGTGATCACCGTGATCGTCCGCAGAATCTCCCGCACTGTCTCAACGCAATCGTAAAACGGATCTTCCTTGGATGTCGGTCCCTGCTCAGACATGGCATTCTTGAACCCATGCCCGCGCATGATGACCACCATCCAGCTACGGTCAACCCTATGGAGCCGATTTGCAAGATTAAATCCACCACGCGACACCTCGCCGTTAAATGCAACAAGGATTCGCGGAGCTTCCGACAACAGATAAATCTCCTCCCACAAATGGCGCATGTTCGCCATGACCTTGACGCTGCCGCCTTTCGGCTCTGCCCATGCCGCAATGGATCCCCCAATGTATTGGGCCTGCTCGGTTATTGATGGCGGGGTGGGCAAGCTCATTTCAACAGCCTTTCAATGGCTTGCGATGCAACATCTTCCATCCGCGCCTGTATTGCCGGGGTGGGATCACCGTTCTCCAGCATTGGAAAATAGGGACGTGCCGGGATGTTGTTTCCGCCGCCAAACTGATGGACAGTGGCGTATGGCACCCGATCATCGGATGTGGACACCGTGTTGCCGTCCACCTGAATGGCGGACAACAGATCCCCGTCAACCAAAAGTGTGGCGTGCGCCCTGCCCACCCGGGCAGCATAATTGGGACTGAGTGCTGGCCATGACATTGGCCGGTAGGGGCCTGAATCACCGATGTTCCTCTGCACGCAATCCAGATAGTCCAGAGCCATCGCATGCTCAATGTCTTCCTTGGCTCCCGTGAGCTTTGCGAGGATCTCCGTGCCCATCTGGGCCAGTTCAGTGTCGTCCACGGTCAGTTGGAAGTTCACTTGGCGCCTCCCACCATCCAGCAGCGGCAGTTGCACACTTCTTCAGGACTGCCTTCCGGGTCGCCCGGATACATTAGCCCATTCGCGAAGGCTGTTTCCATGGCAACGGCACCTTGGTTCCCGCAGTTCACATGGGTGTTCCGCACTTTATCATCCCCCACCGTCACCCAAATCTTGGTCTTGTAGCCCTGCTGCTGCAACGCGAGCAGTTGAACTGCACCAAAGGTGGCCTGGGCCTCTGTTAACGCCAATCGTTGCGCCTCCGTGTCCGCCAGACGCCTTCCGGTTTCGATCACCCGCGCCATTGCCTCCGCGTTGTTCAAGCCCTCCTTGCGGGCATCCTCTGCAGTCTGCCGCAGGGTTATCCTTGTTCTGTCCGAAAAATCACTGATCAAGTCTGATCTCTGCCGCAGGAATGCCGTCACGTCATCATCGGTGACCGTGGCTCCCAGGGTCGTTGCGGCATCCCTGAACTGGGCTTCCCCCTCATCATCCATCAACATCAGCCAATAGAGCATGAGTTCGTCACCTTTGCGCTTCCGCATTGCGTCCGCTTCGGCAGCGGCAATCAATCTGTGTGCTGCAATGAGGTAGGCAGCTTCTGCCTTGTCCCGGGCATCTTCTGCCGATTTGGTCGAGGACTCTTTCTCCGCATGGGCAATTTCTGCCTCACTAGCCCGAATTGCCAATGCCTCAATGCGCTGCGCCAACGATAGACGATGCATCACATCGTCCACGGTCAACGGAGCGGATTGTAGGAGTGTGGCCATTATGGGGAAACCACCATGTCGTATTCACCGTCTATCGTGTCAGCCCCACCTGTGTCAGGCACTTCGCCTGCCGTGGTTTCAGGGTCCGTGGGGCGCGTATAGGGCATCCCGTCCCGGATCTGCTTGAGCATAGCCTGTGCGTCCTTGTACATCTGCATGAGCGGGGCGTAAACCCCGCCATTGGTCAGGAGCACCATCTGTAGGTTTGGCATGGAGTTAACCAACCGGAAAGCTGTCATGGCCAACACATGAATCTCTGCATCGGGCGGCACAGATCCTTCTGTCTGGCTCCGTGGGATGCGCCCGCCAGCAATCATGGCACCACGGAACTCCTGCACGGTCTGGTCGAGCAGTGCGGTCTTCCGGTCTGTGTAACTAGGATCCAGCGGAGTGTCCGCTGTCGCGTCCTCGTTCACGTTCTCATTGCTGCGGGCCTGAACCATGATGCTAAGCACCTTGTTCACATCCGCCGCAACAGGGACTTTCCAGTTGGTTGACATAGTGATGGGTGCCCACCCCGGACAGGCGGGATGGGCACCGTCGCATGTAAGGGTTACTTGCTGGTCGCAATGACCTGGAAGTTGGTCAGTCGGGCACTTTCAAGTGCGTCCGTGTAAACCGCCAACTTCACAAACTTCACAGCATTCATCGTGATGTTTGTGGTGATGGTCCGCGCGGACGTCAGGTTGGCTGTAAGCTGGACAGAGTTGTTCGTAGTCCAGTTAAGCCCATCCAATGACCGGCTGATCGACAGAATCAAGTTGGATTGATTGTTGCCGTAGGTCTGGGCACCCACGTTGATCTGCAGGCCCAACTCCTTACCCGACAGGGTATAGATGTTGGTCATTGCAGCATTCGTGGAACCAGACGAACTGGTGTTCAGGCTTTTCGCGGTCAGTGAATCAGAGCTGATCACCGTCGCCGGGGACCAGTAGTTAGCGTCCTGTGCAGCAGCAGTCACTGCGCCCACAGCCAGTAGAGATAGAAGGAATTTCTTCATAGTCAAAAAGATAATCGGTCAGTTTTCAGGTTTGTGCAAGGGGATGAGCACCATTGCCCATCCCCTCACGGTTCAATTACGGGGTGAGCACGATGCCCTGGCGGGGGTCGCCCTGGGCAAAGCCATACATCAGGCTGAGCCTGTTGGTCACCGTTGCAAGCTGGTGGTTGACATACTTGCAGTTCAGCATCGACAACCCGGAATCCGGGTCCGTCACGATCTCAATCGCGGCAGTGGCCGGGATGTTCGGGAAGGCCTGCGTGTAATCCTGCGGGATGCGGGACACCATCAGGGCTGAGGACTGGTTGCCCACGAATCCTACCTGGTTGATGCCAGCAAAGCTGACAGCACCCGTGGTGGCGTCAATGGCAGGCGCAGTCGCCGTGCCGCTGGCGTATGAGGACAACTGGCTTTCCAGCGGCTTCAGACCGTAGAGGATGGGCAGTTCCGCACTCTCCAGGGCGGACAGATCCTTGTTCACCAGTGCCGTGATGGCCTTGGCGGTGACAAGGTTGGTGTCGGTCAGGATGCCGTCGTGGTAGTAGGAGTGCAGGAGTGCAAACCGGCCAATGGCAGGCATCTTGGCGAGGGTCGCCCGATTCTTCAACGCGGCGAAGCTGGACAGGTTGAAACTGCCACCCAACGCGTAGGACTTGACGAGACCGGACCATGTCGCACCAAAGATGGTGGCGAGGAAGTCCTTGGTGATCTGCTCGCCCAAGCTGTAGGTCTGCGCGGACACCTGTTCAGCGAGCAGGTTACGAACAGTGCTGCCCAGCAACTGGGTGTTGAAGGAGATCTGCACGCCGTAGTGCTTGTTCATCGTCACGGAGACGTCCGTGGTCGAGGGTGTCGCATCCACCCAGCCGCCGGTGGTCGTGGCACTGGTCCCGCTGCCGGAGGCAGTGGGCGCGTTATACGAACTCACCGCCGGGGGCGTGATGTAGCGGGTGAACACAGGCTGGTTATACAGCGCGGGTTCGTTCCGCAGATCGGTGCTGATGTATGGCATGAAGTTCAGGATGTTCTTCAGATAGCCCAGGTTCCGCATGAGCACCAGAGATCCTGCAATGGTCCCGACGTTGGAATCAGTAACGTCAGCAGCGCGAACGATGTCGCGAAGCATGAAGTCGTTACCGCCCCGCAACTTGGGCTGGATCTCGCTGGCGATGATCACGGCACTCTCGCGGGAGAGGGCGGCAGCCTCGGCAATCCGACCCGTGCGAATCAGGTTGTCCATGGGCTTCCGCAGGTCGCAAGCCTTGATGGCTGCATCCCGGGGATCAGCGTTCATGCTGGTGACACGCCCACTCACGCCGTTCTGTTCCTGCTGGAACTGGGTGACGCGGGAGGCGAGGATGGTCTCGTCCTTTCCAGGAAGGTTGTCGATCATCTCCACCAGGATGTCCGCACTGGCGGCACCCGATGTCAGACGCTCAACCGCCTTGGCCTGCACGGTCTCGTCCTTGGGCAGCACTGCCCCGCGAGACTTGGCCCGGGTGACGGCGTCATTAACGCGACCCACGTTGGCCTGCACAGCAGCCTGCTGCGCCTTGTGTTCGGTTTCGGTGACGGCAAAGCCGCCATCGGCAAGCACGGCGAACTCCTGTGCATTGCACTCAACGATGTCGCCCGCTTTGAAATTGTCGCGGGCCTTGATTAGAACTGCTTTCATTTAGTTGGTCCTTGTTGTTTCCGCGTTTGTTTAGTTCAGGTTGCGGGCGTGCCTGTTTGCCGCTTCAGCGGCGAAATTCGTGCCCAGACACTGTCCAGTGTCATTATGGGCGTTAAGTGTGCCAGGACGGAATCCACATTGCCTTCCTGCGGCTCTTTCAGCATGTATTTGGCCTTGCTCAATGCTGCCTCAATATCAGCCAGCGCGTTCAGGAGATCATCATCCTCGCCAACAGTCAATGCTTTCCGCAGCTCCGATACCGCACTGCATCCTCCTTCAAGCATCTCTGGCACCGGCGGTGCAGGCGCATCTCCACATGCGGCAATCTTCCGTTTGCCCATATACAACTCCACAAACGTGTCCACCGTCGAATCAAGTGCTTCATACAAATCACCCAATGCGCGATGCTCATTGGACGTTGTTGACGCATTCCAGTGGGCCACACGCACGTTGCTCAGCAGAGCAAGAAGCGAACCAGCGCGGAGACAGGTGGGGGCAAGGTCACCTGTCTCCGCCTGGGGAGGCGCGGGTTCTGGTGGGGTTGTGGCTAAGTCGTCGGGCGTCTCGCCAGTGACTTTCGGTTCACTGGTGGACTTCTCTTGATCCGTGGTGTCCTTCGCCATCACCGGATTGATCGCCTTAAAAGCTGGTTTGTTGGTCAGGGTGCCCACACAGAACGCCACCCCGGTGATCCGGGCAGGGTTCTGGGCACTGCCACGCACGCCGTCCGGGAACTGATATTCCCCATCCTTGGCGGTTGCATGGGCGTAGTCCGCATCCGTCGTGAATGATGGGGACCAACTGCGGTGGATCCTGCCATTGACGTTTCTTTCCCCCAACGCCGATGGCTCCGCAGCCAGATAAACCCCATCTTCCTTGGCGACAAATCTCTTGGCCCAGATGCTCGCATCCTCTTCCTTGTGTTCGATGCAACCAAAGGGCTTCTGCTTTGGGGCATCACTTATAAGCCCATCAAAGCACGCCTGCAACACACCTGCAGTCTGGGCAGGTTCAATCGCCACGGTCATGGTGATCGCCTTCCCGCGAAACCCCGCAGTGATGGTATGCACTCCTGCCGGCATATACATGAACTCAACTTCCTCACCCTGCTTCCAGGGCTTGGGCACCTCGATCTCGTTCCCGACAGATAGACGGCAGTAAATGATGTCGCTCATTTCAAAATCTCCTGTATCCGGCTCCATTCCCCGTTCAGCTTGGGTGATTTCTCCGCCTCATCCACCAGTCGAGTCAACTCATCCACCCTGTCCCGGGACAGTCCCTCGACCCGTGCCTTGACAGGTAACGTGCCGCCCGTGGGCACCGGATGCTGAAACTTCTGCGTCAGGTTGTCCCCGACGCCGTGATCCTTGCCTTTACCCAACCCTGACGCCGCTTGTTGCGCCTTCTCCGGGCTGGGATCGAGGATCTGGGTCGTGTCGCCCAGGATGCCCAACTGCCCCCGCACCAGCACCTTGTCGCCCTCTTCAGGCATCGCAACGCCCATCCTGTGATAGGTCTGCTCCGCAGGAACCGGCAGCGGGCAACTGCCAAGAATCGCCAGAAACTGGGCCTGCTCCATCGCCGTCATGGGCTTGCTGAAATCAACATCTATCTTGGGGCACTCACCAGTCTCCCCGTAGTTGACCATCAAAATGCTCTCCGCCAACTGCGACAGCGGCTCCGCTGCAATCCACTTGGCCAATCCTTCAATGCGGTCTGACCGAACTGTCATGTGGGCCTGACCCAAAGCGTAACTGCCCGACCCGCCTTCCGTCCCGGTGCTCAGCGTCTGGCCCAGCATCAACAGTTGGCATTGCCTGTCGGCATTCTCCGCGAGTGCCCTCTGCGGATTGTCCGACCCAAGGGATGCAGGGGGACTCACGTTCAGGGTGGTCCCTTCAATGTGCCGGATAAAGCGATTGCCCAACCCCGCCTTGATGTTGGCATCAAGTGCCGCCAACTCCTGCGGGGTGGTTCCGGGTCGGTAGGTCACATCCAGAAATGGACTTCCATAGTTCTGCGCCATCTTGGCCATCCATTCCCGGTTAAATACCACCGACGACCAATACCAGGCAAGCGGACGCATGAATCCGGCCCCAAGCGTGCTGCCAGATGGTGAAAGGAACTGTCCGCATACGAACTTGCGAGCATCGGGTGTCTGACCGACCTTCGCGAGGTTGAAATAGAGCCTGTTGTAGTTGTCATCGAAGACTGCCAAGGTGCCGTCGTTCGCAAACGTGAAGTGCCTCGGATGCACAAATGCCGCACTACGCAGCAATCGCTCCCCGCCTTTCGGCTCTTCCCACATCAACTCTTCCATCATCAGGCCCATCGTGAAGGCTCCCGCCATGTGATAGACCATCCCCTTGAATCCACGCTCGTCTGTGAACCGGTCAGGTTTCATGTTCTTGAAACACCGATTCACCAAATCTGCCTTCTCTTTCGCCTGCTTCGTGGGTTCCCTGCCCTCTTCAGCATAGGCCCGTGCCACATACTGCACGGATGACGCCGCATCCCGCAACTCATGGTCGCATTTGCGAAACATCGGCCACGAATCCTGCATCAACAGATACAACTGATGCTGCTGCCACACGTCGCCACCCTGGGCGGCGCGAAGGATCATTGTAACCTGAGATGGACTCAGTTTACTGGGTAGTGCTAAATAAAACAGCTCTCGTGGATCATTCGTTATAGACCGATCCTCCAGGGGAGTGTCGTATTCTACGAGGGGCCTGTTCGGTGGATTGGTGCCAAACGGAGGAAGGATGTCTACTAAGCTTCTAGGCTTGTGCTTCTGCTCCACCTCTGTGTCTGAGGGGTGCCGCGGAATCCGGCCAGCCGTTGCCTTCACCACATTGATGTCGTAGCCGAATATCTTCATGTGGTTACCTCCCCAAAAGAGGTTGCACCGTCACCGAATGACATGACATCAGACATCATCCATGCGGAACATACACCCGTTGCAACTGCAATGCAAATTATTTGTTTTGGCGTCGCTGCTGGCTCTGCGGTTGTGTCGAAGGTGCGGGTAATGGTGCCCAATGCCCACACACCCGCGTGACCTTCCGCACAGTGGGCCTCAACTGTAGCCCATTGGGAAATGGGATCGGAGGATTCAAATAACACAGGTCATCACTGTAATGCCTGCAACGCTCACATGTGTTCGTCATAAAATGATTACTTTCCAAAAAACGCCTCGCCACCCGTGCTGTCGCCAAACTCCGCGTCGGAATGCACGAATTCCGATTCCCCCTGCGGGACAGCCACCGGCGGCATTTCCGCATGGACCTGCCCAAATGCCCCGGTTACCTCGCAGAGCTTGTTTAGGGCACCAGAGGCAGCGTCGCACTGATCTTTCAACCGCCCCACCGGGAACACCTCGATCTCATCCAGAAACTCCTCGTTCCACCTGCCCTTGAGCAGTTTCACGTTGCCCACACTCGCCTGCGCCGCCATCGGCTCAGCCCGCACTTCCTTGGCTCCCGTCACACGCTCTATCCGGCAATCGAACCCAGCAAGGTTCCGCACCGTCGCCTCCGCCGATTCCTTGCCACCACTCCCCGGCTCCTGCTCAACATACGTGGTCACTCGCCCATCATACCTCTGCGCATCCACTATCGCCATCCGCTTGATCAATGCCTCCCGCTCCACCGCCCCCAACCGCTCCTTCACCACGTCAAGGATAACGAACATGCCCTTCTCTGTCCTGCCCATCAGCACCCCAGCAGTCCTTGCGCCCTTGCCGCCAAGTGTGCCCGCTTTATCGAAGAATCGCACCAGCCGCACAAACTGCGGCTCATACCCCAACACATCAAACCATTCCCTCTTGAACATGCCGCCACCCCTGGGTGCAGGCCGTTGCTGCAATTGCCCCGCCACATGGTGAATGCCCATGGTCTTCTCCAGACGCGTCACCATCTCCTCCGTGAATAGGTCCGGCCACAACAACTCCCCATCCTTTCCCCGGGGATCTTGAAAGCCCAGGCTGGTGGTCTTCATCCGGTCCGCCTCATACCGCATGGGCAGACAAATATGGTCCCACGTCCCTTTGCCCATCAAATGACCCGTCAAATCCATCGTGTGCAACCGCTGCTGCACCACGATCTGACTCACCCCGCGACTCACACCACGGGTGCTGATCGTTCCGTCCCACCAGTCTATCACGTTCTGCCTGTCCGCCTCGCTCTCCGCCTCCTTGGCGTTGTTCGGGTCGTCCGCGCAGTTGTGGGTCAGGATCCCGTTGGCAAAATAGTTGTGGTTGCCATCCACATTCAGGTTGTAGACATGCTCCGGGGCAGGGATCCCCTCAATGGATTCAATCAGATCATAACCGTGGTCGCCCACCACACCCGCACTCTTGGTTATCAGCACCATGCCCACCACACAATCCACCGCCGGGATGTAGGTTCCCTTGTTCGGAGCAAGGCTGACATATATCGGATGCTCCTCCGTGCATTCCAGCTTACGCCCTCCCCGCGTGGTTATCCGCACGCAGGCCCGCCCCACATGCTTCTCGTAGGCAAGTATCTGCCTCCACTCAACGGTTCCCATGGCCTCGTTCCACGTCGCCACACGCTCAGGCAGCCGGTTCTCCACCAATGGCCCAATGGGGACGTTTCCCTTCTCTGTCAGGATCAGTGTGTCCTTATATACACACACTACGTCCGGATGCAACCCTGTTCCCTTGCCACCCACGCTCGTTGATAACCGCCAGCCACCTTGCGAGTTTTCAAACAACCCTTTCGTGTTCTGGTCGTCCTTGAATTTGATCGGCCAGTTGCTCTGATACCAGTCGCTAGATAATATATTCCTACACCTTACACTGTCTCTCATGGTTAGCCCATCACTATACGAGGCAAACAGAAATCGCTTCGCAGGACTCTTCGCCCATACCCACGCAGGCCAAAACACGCACACCAACAAACTCTTCATCGCCCCGGGGGGCACGTTGATCAACAATTGCTTGATCTTCCCATCGTTCACCGCACTCAAATGATCGCACAACGCCCCAATATGCCAGTTGTCCCGATACTCCACGTCCGGCTCCACTATAGCCCACGCCTGCCGCACAAACTCATGGAAACTGTCCTCCGCCAATGACTTGAGTAACGCCTTCCTCCTGGCAATCAATGACGCCTTGCTGATTTCAATGTCTTTGGGGGATGTCATCGTGTGTTGTCTGGAGGACTGAGCTTGAGCAGTAACTCCACAGCCGCCAACGCCGCCCTCTTCTCCGCATCTCCCATCCCTTGCGGGATCTCCACCTTCTCATCCACATTCATATTCAAATTCGCGTTCATACTCACCTCCCTCCAAATCTCACCCCTCTTCGCCCTCAACCACGCCAACGCCGCCCCCACATCCGGCGGATAATGCTCCACCGTGTCTATCCTGGTAGGCACCCCATTCAAATTCATGATCTTCTGACCCACCCTGTCATACCCCAATGCCCTCTTCAATAACGCATTAACCACCAACCCGTCCGCCACCGACCGCCCATCCTCCAATGATCCCTGCAACTCCCTGCTGCCCAACACGGTGTCCTGAAACGCACTGGGCTTCATGCCCAACGTCTGCGCTATGTGCGCATCAGATAATCCCAATAACGCCAAATCCCGCACCCTGCGCGGATCAAGCCGCACCTCACACACCACCTCCAGGGCGTCTCGAGTCGACGTGAGATGGTCGCGGCGCATGGTGCCATTGCCCAAGTCCCGGATCTGATTCGGATATTTTTTCCGCATTCTGATGTTTACGATAGCCCACAGGGTGGCGCGATGCAACAATGAAAAATTTTATGTGGGGTATGGAAAAGGGGGCTGATGGTGCTGTTAAAATGGACCCCGGGGGGTATCACAGCGGCACATGATGCATGGGCGCCACGCCCATGCATCATGGGCAGATGGGATAGATGTGGGGACGATGGGCGCATAGCCCATATCCGCATATGCACCGGGACCCTTGTGCGGGGATCAGCAATATGGTGGGTGTGACCATGTCACGGGGTTCAATGATACACGGTCTATAGGTAAGGATCTGGGTTCTGGGTTTATGGGGGAGGGTGGGGGGAAAGCGGGCGGCGATCCGGGACCCCCTACCGCAATAAAAAGATACCCCGGGACGTGCCGGTCTGCAATGCACGCGAGCAGTCCGGGACATGTCAGGACGCAATGCAATAAGGAGCCGCGGCCACCGGAGCCGCGGCCACCGGAGCCGCGGCCACCGGAGCCGCGGCCACCGGAGCCGCGGCCACCGGAGCCGCGGCCACCTATACTATATAGGGCGGCCCCTATTAACCACTGCATCAGGCCACTTTATTGTCATAGATGTTTGCTCATAATCACCAATAAAACCGGGCTTTTCTCATAAATCGTAAAAAAGTGTAAAATATTTGTTGCACTTTGGTGGGGACGTGGTAATGTTGGTTTGTCGATAGAAACGAAACAAACGATAGAAACGAAACAAAATATATGATCACAGCAACGATAACGGACTACAGCGAATACGCGGTTTGTGTGGGTACCGATGAATCCAACTATGGATCCAGCTGCACCCGGGTGCAGGCGATTAAAATCGCAGACACCCTCGATGAACTGATTACCGGTGAGTTTCCCGGGATCAACGTGCGTAGGACTGACGAGATTGGAACCCCCACCCCCACAACTGGTCCGGACTTGAGCGTGATCGAAAAGGTTGATAGCTGGGTTGCGAACAACTGGACCGCCGCGCTTTAGGGCGAAAAACAATCAACTAAAATTCAATATATGAAAACAAACGAAAACACAACACGCTGGGCAGGTATGTTGCTGCCATGCTGGAAGGCGTCATATACAACACGTAGTTCTCACGCAATCGTGGAAGCCAGGGTTGCAATATGGCAAATCTGCACAGATGCGACACTAGGGCGCGGGCATGGTGGCAATATTCGCGAAACCCTAACGGACACCTTTCGCATCATGCGCAGACGCGTGGACCCGCAGGATAGGCATGATTTCTCTATGTTTTGCAAAATCATGAGGACGGATATGTCTGCACTTTGGAAGTCATAACATGAAGTCAATCACCCTTATTCTTCAATCCCTCGCGCTGGCCGCATTGGCCATAGCGATTTACATAATAGCATAAATATATG